TTACCTACTGGGATCGTTATTACCATCGCTATTTTGTTCCCATGCGACTTTCGCATCCTTGTCGTACAGGTCGAAGCTCGGTTTGTCATCCTTCGTTACGACGCCTGCCCGGACAACGCCCGCGGAGTCACAGGCATTTACCGAATTCCCATTCTTGTCCGAAATGGCGATGACTCCCGCATTCGCGTCTTTGTTCACCAGAGCCAGGGAGCTTGAATCGTCATCCGCGCTGTACCGGAGCGCGGCCCGGGGGGTTTTCTTCTTATCGAGGAACACGACATAACCGGTGCCATCTTTGTCGACTCTGAAGAATGCGCTCCCGGGGCCGCCTTCTTTGCCTAAGAGGAGCCTTTCGCCATCTTCGTCGGCTTGGAGCCCCACAAGCCCGTCGCCGTTTTCATTATATAAGGTGAGCATTGGGTTGGAGCCCTTATCGGCACTGAAGTCGCCGACGACGGTTCCGCTCGAATCGACGATCTGCAAGTCCTGTGTCTTGACGACCTTGGAGGAGTCGTCCTGGGCACGGACGCAGTGCACGCCGATATCGAGGATCAATAAAGCGATGACGACGATCCACAATCCCATCCCTTGTTTATTCATAAGGAGAGCCTCCTACTTAAAGAGTTAGGAGCGGATTCCCTAAGGTCGGTCGCTTCTCCTGCAGGGCGGGAGTTGTCAAGCGCTCCCAGGCCGCATCGCCTACCCGATGCGCAGGTTGGATGCTTGAGCTTGAGTTATCGGGGTTCGTCCTGAGTATCCTGGTTCATCATTATGAGCCACTCCCGAAACTCGGGGTCCGCCTCCGCTTCCAGCTCCATATCTGCTCGGACTTCTTCCCAGGTCCGACCCCGCACTCGCGGGTCCTTGCTGGCTGCCTTGCCCCAATCTTTGAGTGCCTCTCCCAGATGCAGGAAGGCGTGTTGATCCGCCAGCGGCAGGCTCTTGTGACTTTCCAAGATATCCGCGGTTGCCAAAATCTCTGCTTGCTCCTGCGGGGACAGAGCCTCGAACTCGACCGGCGGGACCTCTTTCCAGTGGCGTACCCGGCCTTGGTTGTGCGAATTGTTGTGGTTGGTTGGCATGGTTGGGAGCCTCCTCAAAAGGGGATCGTGTGTTCGCAATATTATACCTCGTGGCGGACGCTACCTGGCCCGGTATGGCCTCCTTGGCTTCTGCCTTGGTGCTGTAGACCTTGGCAAAGCCCTGCTTGGTCCGAACCCAATCGCCCTTCTTCGTCCCAGGAGCCTGGTGGTCCCAGACACCGTAGGGCTTTCCCTTGGGCGCGTTTGGGTTGACAAGTACTTCATGGCGAGCGGTGATACCCGCTTCGGCTGCCATTCCTTCGGCAAGGCGGCCGCCGAAACGGGCGAGGCCGGTGCGTGCGAAGGGGACGATCCTTGCCGCCGGCTCGACCACGCTGAGCGCATTCATCGCCCGCTGCACCGGGTGCTCGGTGGTGAACCGGAGGAGATAATCGCCTATCCGAAGCGGTTGCTAGCCCAGAACTTTTCGAGTAGCCGGCGTCGTTGTTCGAGGGTGAGGCCGTAGAGGTTTTCCAAGCCGCTGGGCAGTCGCACGGAAACATCCTTTCCCAGCGATCGATCGAACACAGCCCGGAGCTCCTTGTTGATTGGAACATCGATGGGGCTGCCCTTAATGCGCAGGTAAATCTGGCGCAAGGCCTCCTTCATGACGGTGAAGGCGCTCTGCAAGGCGTAGGTAGGAGCTTGTCCCATTCTCAGGTAACGCTCCCAGGCTCTGGCGAAGCGCTCGTGCTGAGCGATAGACCACTGGCTCAGCTTTCCGCCGTTCCACCGCTCGACGGCTTCAAGATCGCTATCTTCGAGGGTATGGACGAGAACATGGCCGATTTCGTGTAGAGCTGTGGAAGCATCGGGGTTTTGCAGAGCATGGATGATGGCCCGGCCAGTCTGTGGGTGGAATGACATGGCCCCCTTGTAAGGTATACTTTCAACCGGGGCGGCGCGTAAAGTATCCCGTGTTAGACGTACAGTCTGGGGAGGCGCTTCGAAGGCGTCGGCATCGGACGGATACCTCGGCGCTGTCCCTGCTTGATGCGGATTCGCACTCTTGAACGTTTCCCCTCGACCTGTCATAATATCGTTGGTAGGACCGAGACCCGGATTGCTTCGGGCGTCAGAGCGGGGGATCGCAAGTCCATCGTTCGCCGGGAACAGTCCTACCGTTTGAAACAATGTACTGGGATTCCACTTTGCCGGCATGACTCGCACGCTGACAGCCACCAAGCCATTTTTCCTGTTTCCGATCTCCTCAACGTAAACCACATGATCCGGGTAGGCCTTCACGAGAGCGAAACGCTTAAGGCCGGTAGATGAGTCTGCCACCTTTATAACCGAATCGGGGTTTGCAAGTACATCGGGAATACGTGCAATCTCCGAATCGGTTAATGGAAGATTGCCTCTTGCGATCTCCGTTGCCGCATTGCCGTGCTCGTTAAATGTGTGTCGAAGAACATCTAGCCGGATCGTATGCTGAAGCCCGGACACGTCCTCCCCAATTTCCGCCTTAATCTTTGCTGCCGCTATCGGCGAGACAGTTCCGATTGGAAAGCGCTGAGCCGTTTCCCTTTGCGGGAACGACGAGACATTTTGGGCGTCATGCCACATTGCTACCAGGCGGTCCGCTGCGAATTGGTCCGCGTTTGCAAACGGCTCTCCAGGATGTACCACAAGCCGTTGAAACATGGCACTCGAAAACAGCTCTGGGCGACCGTTAACGTCCAGGACAAATTCACCTGCTGGGGTGATGCGTACGACACGAATAGGTGTAGCCGATAGCGTAGGCATATGCACCAGGTCGCCGACCTTAGGTGTATATGGCGCAAGCTGCTTAAGAGAGCCAATCGGCTCTCCACCCGTTGTCACTCCTTCGATATGCGTCCGGTACCAGCTCTCAGGCGTGGGATATTTGCGCGGGTAACGCTTGGAGGCTGTTTGCGCAAGCGCATCGGTGATTTCGCTCACGGCATTGGCTATTCGGTCGTTATAAGCGAAATGTTGCTTGAGCGCGGCTCGGAATTGAGCCTTGTTGGCGACAGGCGATACAAACGGCGTTGTTTGAGCAGGCGATGCCGGGGCTTCCGTTATTGGCCGAGGTCCTCGTAAAACTTGTCCATCCGGATCAGCCACTCCCGGAACTCGGGGTCCTCTTCCGCCTCCAGCACCATACAAATCCTCGCGAATTCGGCCTCCTCCGGAGTGCAAGGCCTGACCCCTCCCTCCCGGATGGCCTCCTCGGCCCAAGGCCTGAGCGCTTCGGCCAGGTGAAGATACATTAGTCGAGCCTCTGGCGGCAGACGTTTGTGGCTCTCCACTTCGTCTCCCGTCGCTAAAATCTGCTCCTGCTCTTTCGGCGAGAGGGTTTTGATCTCGTCCATTGAGACTTCTGAGAAGTGGCGTACCCGGCCTTGGTTGTGCGAATTGTTGTGGTTGGTTGGCATGGTTGGGAGCCTCCTCAAAAGGGGATCGTGTGTTCGCAATATTATACCTCGTGGTGGACGTTACCTGGCCCGGTATGGCCTCCTTGGCTTCCGCCTTTGTGCTGTAGACCTTGGCAAAGCCCTGCTTGGTCCGAACCCAGTCGCCGCTCTTGGTTCCTGGCGCTTGATGATCCCAAACTCCGTAGGGCTTTCCCTTGGGCGCATTCGGGTTGACAAGCACCTCATGGCGAGCGGTGATACCCGCTTCGGCTGCCGTTCCTTCGGCAAGGCGGCCTCCTAAACGGGCGAGGCCGGCGCGTGCGAAGGGGACGATCCTTGCCGCCGGCTCGACCACGCTGAGCGCATTCATCGCCTGCTGCACCGGGTGCTCCGTGGTGAACCGGAGGAGATAATCGCCTATCCTAAGCGGTTGCTACGCCAGAACCGTTCGAGGAGCCGTCGGCGCTGTTCGAGGGTTAAGCCGTAGAGGTTTTCGAGGCCGGGAGTTTGCATGACCATCGCCGGTACGAAACCGGGCGGTAAAAAGGCTTGCGAGGTCGGCTTACCTGAAGATAAAGAAAAAGCCCCCAATCGTTTAGGGGCTGCTTCCATTGTACTCAACTTATCCGGTCCGCCAGGCCGTGGAACTTCAGGGGGTATCAGCCTGGGTTTTACCCGGATTGGTATTGAATTAGGCGAGAAATGCCCAGTCAGATGCCCCAATATATCGACTGATGCATTTGGGTGGAATTGCTCGATATCTGCCAAGTAGTCGGCAAGCAAGCTCACAGCTTGGCGCTTGGTAAGACCCATCTCTTCCCAATGATTGACCAAGGCTGCCGGTACTTCTGCAGGGCCTCTATTGGTATAGATGGGATTGCGGTCAGTCAACCAATTGTGGGCATTCCGGTAAAAACGATTGCGCATCAAGTTCGGGAACAGCCTGTCATCTGGTGCAATACTGATTCCATATTTATGTTGACCCGCATGCACAAGCTCGTGATCGATTGTGCGTCCGATATCTGGGGCCTTGTCGCTTACAAATGCGATGCCTCGACCGGTGGCATGGTTGACAACGTGCCGTATGTCATGTGCCAGTTTGTCAAATGACTCGGCCTCGTCATAATAGCCCAGACTGAAAACAGCTTCTGATCTCTTATGCAATAGCTCGATGATAGCCTGAGCATGCGCGGGAGATAATGTCAATCCATGAATTTCACCATCTACGCCGGGAAGCCAGCGCCGCATCAATTCCAGCGCATGGCTGTTGATAATTCCAACCGGCGTTCCGCGCGAAGCGTCGATCTGAGAATCTACTTTGTCTTGCCGGAGCTTCGGGAAAGCTCCCGTTCTGCCTGCTTCTCCGCCGCGAGGCGTCCTCCTCGCTCGAAGGCTTCCAACACTCTCAATATCGCCATATGGCCCTGGCACATATCCTCTGGCATCAAAGGATCCTCCGCCCGGGTGACGTTTATCGGCCGCTGCGTTGCCACGAAGTCCAGCAACTCTTGCTCGCTCATCTGCCTGATACGATCCAAATCTGGTTTGCCGGTTTTCATTTTCTGCTACTCCGTTTCTTGAAGAGATTATACCAGTCTGCGCGGGAGTTGGCTCTTTGAGCATAGCCTCCTTGGCTTCCGCCTTGGTGCTGTAGACCTTGGCAAAGCCCTGCTTGGTCCGAACCCAGTCGCCCTTCTTCGTCCCAGGAGCCTGGTGGTCCCAGACACCGTAGGGCTTTCCCTTGGGCGCGTTTGGGTTGACAAGTACTTCATGGCGAGCGGTGATACCCGCTTCGGCTGCCGTTCCTTCGGCAAGGCGGCCTCCTAAACGGGCGAGGCCGGCGCGTGCGAAGGGGACGATCCTTGCCGCCGGCTCGACCACGCTGAGCACGTTCATCGCCTGCTGCACCGGGTGCTCGGTGGTGAACTGCCCGACATTGCGCCCGATATGGCCGCCGTACTGGCCACCCATGTTGTTCGGGTTGCCGCCGGCGTAGAAGCCCAGGCCGGTGGCGGAATCGGTGAGGATGCTCGGCTGGGCGGGGTTCAAGCCGGAGGAGGTCAACTCGTCATTGTATATCTGCGACCCGATCGCGCCGACTGCCCGCAGATGGCCCCGTGCCGCTTGCTTGTGGCCCACCAGCGCCGATCCGCCGGCGGCGTAGAGGTTATAGAGTCCGGCCAGGGCCTTCATCTTCTCCTGTTGGGCTTGGGCCGGCGCTTGGATGAAGAGGCCGTTCGCGATATCGGCGAGATCGGCCGGGACCGAGCCGAGTGTGCGCGCGATGGCGCTCTTGTCGTGGCGTGGCCCGTAGAGCGCTCCGACCATTTGGGCCCGCTGGCGCTTGGCGTAGGCGTCCCATTGGCCGGCGGCTCCCGGATGATGGCGCATGCGGTCGATCCCCGCGGCCGCCTTGCTGAGGAGAGAAGCTGCCCCGTGCGCCTGCGCGATGGGAAATGCGGTGGACTGCTGGCCGACGCCGGTGAGATAGTCCTGCCCCGCCTGAAGCATGCCACGTCCGGCCCGCCTTATGTAGTCCTTGAGGCTAGGTTGGGGAACGGGCTTTTGAACAAAGGGTTTGGGCGGCGGGGCGATGAGCGCCTTGTGAAGATAGAGCCCTCCCTGTGTGTGGTCGATGATATATCCCTGTTGCCGGGCATCGTGGGCGAGCCTGGCCTTATGCGGGTCGGAGCGAAGCTGCCCGCTGCCATACCACTGAAGATAGGTCTTCAGCATGTGCTGCTGTATAGCGAGCGGCAGAGTGGCTTTGGCGTAGGGACTGAGCCGAACCAGAGGTACGGTTGGGTTGGACATCGGGACTTTCCTTGGGGAAGCGGAAACGAGAGCTTAACGGGGACGGGGCCGGAGGCGGTCGTGGCGCGCGCCCGCGGCCAGGAACTGCTCTAAGGCGCGTTCTCTATCGGCCTGGCTCAATCGGCCCAGGTTCTCGAAGCCGGGCCGGCTCCTGCGCCGTTTTGGCATGGGAACCGTCGGCTCGCGTTGAGCCAAATCTTCGGGTGGGGTGGGCAGGTGGCCGCGCTCGCGCATGCGGTCTCGCCAGGCAAAGGCCTCGCGCAACTGCAAAGGGGTCAGGCCGTGGTCCGCGCCGGGCGTGAAGTAGCCCCGGCGCTCCATTTCCGCGTGCCGCGCCAGGATATCGGCCTGTTGGGCAGGGGTAAGTGTTCGTGCCATTAGTGATATCCTCCCGTCACGAGATCGGCGAAGGGCATCGCGCGGTATGGGTTGAGCATGTCGGTCAGGCGGTCCACGGGATCCGACCCGTATCCCGTGGGATTGCTCGGCCCATACGGCATCGCAGGCGGATATTCGATGGCGAAATGGGGCGGCATTCCTGTCTGAGGATACGCCGGCGCGAAGCCCGAAGAAGGGTTAGGATAAGCTGGCGCGAAGCCGGAGGGTGAATCGACCACTTTGTTAAGGACGTCATAGGGCGTTGTGTCGTAGAAGCCAACGTGGATGCCATTACGCACTTCGCCCGGCAAAGGAAAGTTGGTGTGATACTTTGTATTGAAGTTTCGCACGTACCATCGCTGTTTCTCTTGAGGCTGCTGGGCGAACAAATCATAGATGTCGTATTGGGACATGTGCGGGGTGTTGGCCGGCGAGCTGCCGCCTTTAGAGGCTGGACCCTCCGGAGTCCCTTTTAACCGAACCTGAAACGCTTCATCCGCCTGTCTCGCTTGATCCTCCCACAGATGCTGTTGAAGCGCCTGCTGTTGGTCCCAGGCGTGCTGCAGCATGGCTTGCTGCTGCTGCTGGAGCATTTGCAGATACTGCTGGCGCTGGTCGGCGCGCATCTGCTGCTGTTGCTGCTGAGCGCCGGCGTACCCTTGCGTCGCGCCGCTCAAGAAGTTCAAGAATCCTAAGTTTGCCATAGTTGTCTCCTATCGGGAACTTAACTACGAGTTTTGAAGCTCGGAAGGAGGAAATATCGATGGGTTCGGACTCACTGGCGTGGGAGGAACGCCGCCTCCGATACCTCCGAATCCGTAGCCTCCATACCCATAGCCGAAAGGACTAGGATAACCAAAACCGCCCGGGTAGTATGGAGGTAAGCCCCCGAGCGGATTATTCTTGTACAAGCCCATTAACTGGTTGAACTGATTGTTCTGCTGCTGCTGGCCGAAATAGCCGGCGAGGCTGGAGCTGAGGCCCGAGCCCAGGCCAGCGAGCGCCTGGTCCTGCTCGTTCTGGTAGTCCATGTTGTACTGCTCCTGCTGGTTGCCAAGCTGGCCGTACTGCTGGGCGATGGTGTTGTAGAGATTGGCGGCGTCGCCGTAGTTGGTCGATGCCTGCCCGTAGGCGTTGTTGGCTGCGCCGGAGAGGAGGTTGGCGAGCGTGGCCTGGTTCTGGCCGTACTGGTTGATGCCCTGCATGGCGATGTTGTTTTGCGCGTTGGCCATTGTGGCGGCCTGGGAGGCGTCGATTGCGCCCAGGCTACCCGCCGCCAGCCCGCTGCCGCTCATGCCGCGTGCAGCGAGTTCGGCCTGGAGCTGCGCCTTGGCCTGCTGGTAGGCGGCCGTGGTGCCGTTGGTGGCCTGGTTCAGGAGCGCTGTGGAATAGGCGGACGTGTACGGGTTCTGCTGCAGGTAGCGCGCGTAGTTTTCGATCGCGGCGTTGGCCTGCGGGCTGAACTGGTTGTAGGCGTTGCTGGCCTGGTTGCCCAGAAACGAGAGGTTATTCGCCTGATTGCCGGCGCTATCGAGCGCGCCTTCGATCTGGGACATAAACGGGTTCTGGGGGCTGCGGCCCTTTCCGCCAAAGAGTCCGCTGAGGACGCTGAGGCCGGTGGGGACGAGAGAGAGCCAAGAGGGAATTCCCGCCATGGTTTGTTACTCCTTTTTGCCCGACGCCTCAAGGCGTGGGCTATAAAGAACGCGAAGGCCGCGCAGGCGGCCTTAAGATGGGATAGAAAAAGCCCTCGGATTACCTCCGAGGGCTGACGCAACAAAACCCGCCTTCGCGGGTTGGTATAATCGATGTTATGGCCGATCAGTCTGCATGGCCGCCATCGCCGGCGGAGCCATCGCGTAAAGAAGAGAGAGAAGCGGCGATACAGAAGCTCAGCGTGATCTATTTCGCGCTGTGCCGGCGGCAGCGTCGCGAGTACCTCGGTTTCGTCATCGTAGAAGTTGCGCTCACGGCTCTCTGTTTTGCCACTAGGTCAATCGGAAGCATGGCGGCGCCGGACCTCTTCTTCGCCAGCTTTGTCGTCGGGCTGGTTCTTGGCCTCGGGTACCTTCTCTACGCCGGCTGGCGCGAAGTTGGGATAAGGAAGCTGCGGCGGGAAATCGAACAGCTGCGAAAGAGAGGTTAAGGCTATCTACTCAGCCGCCCGAGGACCTCGCGCTTGGCATTGTTGCAGTTATCGCCCCTGCGGAATTGCCGCACACAAGAGAATAAATAACGTGACCGTATACGATGAGACGGTTGATCCAAACGCGAAGACGATAGCCGCCGCCTTGTATTTTCTGAACACAAATCCCGCTATGCCAAGTTCGATCAAGCCGGGAATCCAGAAGTAATGGATATATGGATGGGGGAGCAGCATACGCTCGACATACCCCGTATAGGGACTATTTAGATCGAAACTGCCCAGACCAATGGGTAAACCAGGACCAATGAGAAGTGCGCACGGAAGCGCTATTAAGACGCTTGCCGCGTTCGTGCCAACGAACCTTTGCAAGAAACTTCGTTTCTGGGCTGTGTGAGGGCTGACAGCCGTTTTTGGGGTGGGAGGCCAGGACTCTCGATTGGGTGTAAGCGATCTATCTTCAGACATGCTCGACTTTTTATCCCCAATGTAAATTTCCTGGTTTACACGCCAATTTGATATGCGCAGACACATACCGCCTCAGCCGGCAGAGGACCTCGCGCTTGGCGCGGCGGGCCACTCAGCGGACGAGCGTGGGAGAGGCTGAGGAGGCGGAAGGCTTGCGCTTACTTTACTTTTGATTCTGAGAACCTTGGTTCCTTTTTCACCTCGTAGCTCAGCAGGGAAAGCTCCCCGTCAGAGGAAACGTGGACCGCGACATGGCACATCGAATAGCTGTCATCGTTCGATACCGTTGACATGTACACCGTGTTTCCCACGATCTTGTCGACGGTCGCAGAGCTTTCGTCAAACTGATCGTTGTGTTCCTTTGCGCACAGCTTCGCGACGCGTTGGTTAAGGTTCCGTATTACCAGCACCTGGCCCCCGCTGCCCTGGGCAATCAGATAGACCCGGAAATAGATTAGGCCCGAGTTACGTTGCTTGGTGGTAAAAGCGACGAGAGTGTGCGCCTGGTTCACAAAATACTCGGCATTCGAATACATCGAAAGCTCGATATCGCCAGGCGATACGATATCAAGCGTTGTCTCGTCGCCGCCACCCGTGGTAGAGGAAACAAGCATCCGTATCCGTACAGCGTTGTCGCCATGAAGGAACACCTCTCGCGGCTTTTCGACTCGGATCGCAGCCCGACTCGAACAGGCTGCACCGGTACCCAATGCCACAATCATAGCGCCGACGAAAACGATCCGTCGGCATCGGAAGGTCCTAACGAGATACGATGAATAAGTTGCCACTTTTCCACGCCTCCTCACGAACGATGGTCGCATCTGCGACCATATGTTCGATAGCAGGGGACACGTTTCCTGCCGATGTCCAGGCCCGCCGATATATTTTTCTCGAGATGTCTTACCGTCGCCGGCGCGAATTGTGGGGATGCAGTAACGCTTGATGGCTTGCGATTTCCGCCGGAGTCAACTTATAGGAGCCTGGGACTCCTTTGACATACTTTTGTGTTTCATGGAATGGGGGGACGCCTCCGTACCTGTATACAGCACCTGGCCCGGCGTTATAAGCCGCCATCGCTATACGTTGGTTTCCACCAAATTGCTTTAGCAAATGAGCGTAATAGCTTGCTCCTCCCTTCACATTTTGATCCCGGTCCCATAAGTTTGTAATACCTTGCTCCTTTGCCGTGCCTGGTTCAAGCTGCATCACGCCGACAGCCCCTGTGGGCGAATGTTCATTGGGATTTCCATTACTTTCCAGACCAATGATTCGCCAAATCTCGAACTCAGGAACGTTATAAAGCTTGGCGTACTTCTTTACGATGGGAATCAACGGCATCCGCCATTTTGTTTTTGGAACCTCCTTATTCATTTCTATAGCGGTAGGGTCTAGTTTGAGCGGCGCAGGCATCGGCAACGCGTTGAGTTTCTGTAACGGCGGGTTGATCGGCGGGTTCGTCCGGTTCGATGAAGCCAGCCTTGATGTCGTTGTGCCCAGCATTGGCGTAATTCCTGATGTCCTGAACTTCATTGCGGGTACATTGGACCGCTTGATGTACGCGTAGGGCACACGTGTCGCCACTGGATTGGGCATGCCGCCGGGCGGGACGTGGTAGATGAGATCGTTCACGGGAGGCCTGTAGCTACTTGGGTTCGCACCGGGCGGATACCGGAAGATGAGGTCGTCAATGGTTGGCCCTGGCCGCATGGCGGGCGTTCCTAAGGCCGGATGGTGGATCATTCCGCGCTGGCGCATCTGTGCTCCCCATTGAGCCCACTGTGGGTCGTTGTAGAGCGAGCCGCTCTGAGCTTTGTCTATGTATTGACCGAGCAACAGCTGCTGGGCGGGGTAGGAAAGGCCGGCGGCGCGTGGGCCGAGGCCGATGGGGTTTGTTTTGATTGGTTGCATGGTATTCACCAAAAAAGCGCTCTTTCCAGAGCGCCTTTTGTTTCAATATTGTTCTAAGAAGACCGCTCCTCTCTCAGCCGGCGAATTTCCTTTTTGCTCGCGTAAACCCTTCCGATCCGGGCTTTGGCGTCGAACGATTTTTTAGGTGTGTTTGCCCGGTTTCTTTAGATTTTTTATGGGGTAAAGATTGCCCGGACAAACGACAACTTCCCCGTGCCGGCAATAGGCTGTTTTGCGCTTCGCCCCCGGCAGCCGCGGGATCATAGGACGTTTGCTATGATTTCGAAAACGTGAAACGCTGGGAGAGCGGATATGGGCGAGGTTGCCAGAGACCCAAGCGAGGCAAAAGGGTGTCAGCCGGTTGTGATTAGCACGGTCGTGCTCAATTGGAACCGGGCGGACCTTCTCGCCAAAACGTTAAGATCGTACCTTGCGACCGTGAGCGTGCCCTATGAGCTGTTTGTGGTAGACAACGGCTCAACCGACGACTCCCGAGCGGTCATCGAAAATATCCGTCGCGACCACCCGGAAGTCAAGGCGATATTGCTGGACAAGAATGTCGGCGGCTTCGCGCTCAACCTGGGGCTGGAAAAGGCGACGGGCCGATATCTCCATATCAGTGAAAATGACCTGGAATATCTGCCGGGTTGGGATACGTGCCTGATCGACAAATTCCACACCTTTTCCCAGCTGGGGCAGCTTTCGGTGTTTGCCCCGCAGATCGCCAAAGGCGAGATCTGGGCGAACAAGCCGGTCACTCCTTTAGAGCTTGAGGGAAAGACGATCTTCCTGGCCGACATCAATGTCGGTGCGAGCAGTATCATCCGACGCGAGATCTGGGACCTGGGGCTCAGGTGGGGAAACCTCTACAGCGAAAAGTGTTTGTTTCCGGATGACTTCGGTTTTTCCACAGGCGTCAAGGCTCTGGGTTATCAGATGGCATGGAACGATAAGTACGTGGTTGTCAACTGGGGCCACCAGATCGAGGAAATGAAGAGCCGCCCGGAGTACTACGCGCAGAACTATGCCTCGAAGAGCTGGGTCGGGTTGGAGGGCTTCCAGGAACGGCTTCAGGAACAGGGTTATGAACTGGTTCGGGACTTCTCCGGCGCCTACCAGATCGGGAACGCGAGCCGGTCGATAGGAGCGAGAATGCGCAGATTTGGGTCCCGCGCTGTCCGCAATACGGTAAGGTCGGCGAAGTTAATTGCGAGAATCACCGGCGTAACCGGACTCGTAAAAGCGGTTTTGCCAAGCTTCACGAGACGCGAAAACATCCAATGGAAACCGTCGCCAGGGAAACGATAAAGGCGGGCGGCCTCAAGGCCCAGCTAGGTCCATGTGGCTTAGACCTTCGCCGGCGGAGAAGGCTGCGTAAGGGGTTTAGAGACGCGCGGCTCGCGCGCGTCCTCGCAACGCATGATACCAATCCCTCACAGCGAGACTCGGTTTTCCTATCGCCATATGGTTCGCCGCCTGCTTGGAACGAAGATGGACTTCCTCGTTAATCAGACGCTTCAGGCCTTTCCGTAGCTTTTGCATCTCGATGGAAGTAAACACGACGCATTCCCCTGCGTCCTCGAATGCCAGCAGCTTTTCCGTAAGTTCGCCGTTGTATTCGAGCGCGCGAAGAACCGAGATATCCCTTAGTCCGCACTCTCGAGCTGAGAGATCGGCTTTCGGGATTATCGAAGCGATTCGGGCGCGGCGTATAACTTCCTCAAGCAACCTCTGCCCGTTGAGCACAATGGGGATAGGGTAATCGCTTTGATACACGAAGTCAATGCATTCCAGTGCCCTGAGCCGCTGCTGATCGGTCAGTTTCGCATCTCCTAGACGCAACCGGTACATGATCATACGGCCAACGTCCATCAGAGTCTCATTCCTCGACATACTGTCGGGATGGTAGCGATACTTGAGCACCCGTTCGTCGAGATAGCGGATCGGGCCGTATAGCGACATTCTGATCCACAGGTCCCAGTCCTCCACGCCTTTGGGCAGGGGATCGAATAACCCGACTGCCTCGATCGATGCACGTGAGATAAGCGCGCTGCCTGCGGTCCATATGGGATTGCTCGCCATAAGCATGTCAAAAGTAATCGGATTATCGAGCGGAACGGAAACATGGTTGCCGTTCCTCAAATCCCAGCGTCCCTGGAAGGTTTTCGGTAGATTCTCCGGCGCGATCTCTGTATCGTTGCTATCGATCAGAACGACCCGCCCAAATACGAAGGCGGGCTTCTCTTGAAGTTGAAATCCTGAGAGGAGTCGTTCCAGTGTGTTCGCTTCGAGTACGTCGTCCGCATCTAGAAATAAGAAATGGGAGCTCTTGTCACTCGACTCAGAAAAACCACGGTTACGAGCCTTCGCTAGTCCGCGGTTCTCCTGAGTAATGACTCGGACACGACCATCCTTTTCCGAAAAATGTCGCGCTACCTGCAACGTCGAGTCGGCAGATCCGTCGTTTACGATGATCAGTTCCCAATTCGTGAAGGACTGATCGATTACGCTGCATACAGTTTGGGCTAGATAACGCTCGGCATTGTAGGCAGGTATAATGATCGATACGAATTTCATAAGCCAGCTCTTAATCGTTTATTATAGCACCCTCCCGGATAGCCAAAACCAGCCTCCGATTCTAGGGGATTGTCCCTAAGGAAGAAACGCAATCATGAATGCCATGATGGTTGTAGGCATGCATCGTAGCGGCACCTCGCTTATCACGAGATTGCTCAATATAGCCGGCGCCGATCTAGGAGACCAAAGCGATCTTTTGCCGGCTGATTCTGGCAACCTAAGCGGCTTTTGGGAGAGCAAATCGGTTATCGCGTTCAATGAGAAGTTGCTCGAAATATTGGGCGGATCCTCCTACGATCCTCCACTCAGGCCTCCTGGTTGGGTAGAACGCGACGATGTGCGTGCGGTTTCTGAACATGCTAAGGCGTTTCTATCTCAAACGTTTGGTGGGTCGCCTCTCTGGGCAATTAAGGATCCGCGCATATCAGTCTTGCTTCCTTTTTGGCAGAGCCTTATAGAAGAGCCTAAATACGTCCTCTGTATTCGTAATCCCCTGGCTGTTGCCGCATCAATGGCGAAGCGCGATCTAATGACCTTTCCTCAGGTATCCGTGCTGTGGCATGTTTATACACTTCGGGCTCTAGCGGACACTGAGGGGACAGATCGTATCGTTGCCTTTTACGAGGATGTTATGCGCGACCCGTATGAAGAAGCGGAGCGCATCTACAAATATGTTGGAACAGGCGTCGGCATTGATGATCCCGGCGTTCGTGCGTCGATCGGGTCTTATGTCAGCAAAGGCCTAACACACCACAATCCATCTGAGCAAGATTTACTGGAGAGCAGCGACGTTCTCACAATCACTAAGAACCTTTATCGTGCTATTGTCGTGGGCGATCAAGCCACCCTGAGTACTGCAATTAAAGAGGCGGAAGGAACATTCGAACTCCTGCACGCGGTGACCTCTGCATTAGGATCAGCTTGGAGAATAAAGCGCGATTTTGCTGACGTACAAAATAAACTCGATCTGGCTTCCGCAGAGCTACAGTATCTGCACGATATTCTAAATAGCCGGGGTCATCGACTTGTTACTAGTGTTCGCAAAGGTTTTTCACGATTGCAGGGCCGCGGTAGTGATGCAGATTCCACGCCAACCTAAAAGCAGTGGCGGACTCCTGAAGACAATTATAGCTCCCATTTACTCATCAGGTAGTTTTGTACATTTGCTTGATTTGTGGAGTTAAGAGCCGAACTATATAGCAAAATCTCACCGATCTGCATCGCTGAATTATTTGCTCCAACTTGCAAATTGCCTGTTGGTGTAGTTGGGGTATTTGTTGACGTTCCTTGTGATAGGCCATCGACGTAAAGGGTTGTTGTTCCTCCTGAGGTTCTCTGCAATTCAACCAAGTACCAACCGTTCAAAGGAGCTAGTGACGCCGACGTAATGATGTTATTAGTTGCTCCGATGTTGCATGTAAACTCGTCCGCTGACGTTCCGGATTCGATCCCATAGCCAGTAAAGCCGCTGTTGTTTGCATTAAGGAAGATCGTTTTTGATGTCACCGCTGGAATATTGCAAACAACAAATATGTCGAAGGACGTGCTTGTTGTTGATACACCGCTCGAAGCCATGGCTGACCCGCTAGACGACCAGGAGACTACGCCCAATCCATTCCAACCTTTAGCGGCGTAGGTGGCGGGTGTAGTTCCCGCACTTAGAGTCAACCCTGCGCTGCCGGAATCGCTCCAGGTGGTCACATTCGCGCCGTTGGCCAGGCCCAATGTCGAGGCGTCGTAATGCGAGACAAGCCCCGTTGTGAACGGTAGGCTGTTGCTATCCTGAGTCTGGCTGCTCGACCCGCTCACCTGCTCCGCCGTAATGCTGCTCCGCCAGGGCGTCACCGTTCCCCGCGAGCCCGACGCATTCGTCGCATAGATATGGATCACATCCGCCGAGCCGCCCGGCGTGAAGATCGCCGACATCATCACCTGCCCACGCTGATTGCCGGTGGTCCCTCCTTCAAAGCCGGACGGCGAGAGAATCCGCGTTTCGCTCCACGGCACGTAGTAGCCCTGGGTGGCGTCGTAGAGGAGGAAGCGGAGGTCGTCGCTCGCATTCGCGCCGAGATCGTTCCACTCCGCCAGGCCCTCCAGGCGGACCGTGTTCGAATTGCTCAACGTGAGCGTGACCCCTGTATCGGCGTACGACTGCGTGAGTGAATAGGGAGCGCCGGCGCCAACTCCAGAAGTCACGGTCGTGCTGCCCCCGCCGCCAGTCGATGCGATGGTGATGCTCCCGTGGCCGTTCGTCACCGTGATCCCCGAGCCGGCGGTGAGAGTGGCCTTGTCGAGGCCGTTTGTGGAGCTGTCCCCGATCAAAAGCTGGCCGTCGGTGAAGCTGGATTGGCCCGTGCCGCCATTCGCGACGCTGACAGGAGTAGTCAGAGAAAGCGTGAACGTTCCGCCGGCGAAGGTGAGGGTCAGGCCGTTGCCGGCGGCGAGTGTGGCGGGAGACCAGGCTGAGCCGCTCCACTGGAGGATCTGGTTCGCGGTCGCGCCGGAGGAAGCCAGCGCGGTCAGCGGCGTGGTACCGCTGCGGATGATGGATCCGTTGATGGTTTGCTGGCCCCAGGCGGCGAGCGGCGTGAAAAAGAGCAGCGCAAAGAACGTGAGTCGAAGGGTTTTCATAGAGATTCCTGTCGGGCAGATCACGGCAGAATGATACACGCGCTGGACCGCCGGCGGCCCGAAGAGCCGCCCCCGCCCGAAGAGGGCGCAAGCGAGATCGCAAGCGCAGACCAAACAACGCTGCTGCCTAAAGTGGCCGTCGGAGTCACCACTGTCCCCGACGAAGCCGTTGTGCTGTTCGCGTACTCGCCCCCGTAGGTCCAGCTGGAGGGGCCGTCCACGTCTGAAATGGTATATCCCGAGCCGGCGGCAATGGTAACGCTCGAATTCGGGCAATCGACAAAGAGCGCGACAAGCGAGTTGGCGACGGCGGTGGTGACACTCGCGCTGGCTGTGGTCCCCATGGAAGAGCCGATGGAGCCGAAGGTGTTATGCGTGTTATCGACGCCGGTCCAGGCCTGCATGATCGCCGAAAGCGGCGCGAAGGCTCCGCCGGTCACCACCAGGCTGCTCCCGGAATGGGCGCTCGCGGCGACGCACCGGTAGAGGGGGAATCCGCTTGTCACCAGCGAGAACGTTTCTCCGGTGAGTGTGATCGTTGACGACGATGTCAATAGGTAGATTACGTCGCCGGCAGAGCAGGTGACTGGGATCGTGACCGTGGGCGACGGGTTCCCGGAATTGACAAACCCGCCCCCATGCGATGCAAGCGTTATGGCCACCTAAAACCCCCAAACCATCTCGATTTCCACATTGTTGGGCCCGGTGCCCACGCTGCTCCAGTTCCACCGCAGCTTGTTCCCGCTCGCAACCGCTCCGCCGCCATTTAAGCTCTGGTCCAGGCTCTCCGAGGCCGTCGTAACGCTGATCGAAGAACAGCTCTGCGCCGACGAGAACGCCCCCGTTCCGGTCGAAATCTGGCCGTTGCCCTGGGTCGTGCCGGCGGTCGGCGCGGTCTGGCAGCGCAGCGACTGGGAGATGCCCACATAGTTCACCGACTGGCCCAGATACTTCGGGAAGGGAATCTCCTCCGTGTCGGCCCCAGCCGTGGGCGGAGAAAACGGCCCAATCTTCACCACGAAGAGCCGTGGCAGGCGGATCAATGTCCCAACCCCAAAGACCGTGCTCGATGTCGCGCCGTCGTTCTGGTTCCACGAAAAGTTCAAGCTGCCTGAAGCAACACTGTTCAGTGTGGCCGAGAAGAAGTTGGAGCCATTGACAAAGAGCACGATCTGGCCGGCTTTGAAGGGCGACGTGTCGTACACATTCACATTCGCCACAGACGTGCCCAGCGTGTAGCTCTGGGTGGTGAATGTCCGGTCGGGCGCGCCCCAGGCGTAGCTGCCCTGGCTGGTGTAGGTCAAAGGCGCGGCCGGCGGCGTGCCAACCGATACGGCTTGGCCCTGAATCTTGCCGACCGTGTTCGCGCTCACAATACCGGTCACATCGCCGGCCAGCGTGAAGTTTACACTGTTCACCGCGCCGGTGACGGCGACCTGGCTCGACGTTGTATAGACCAGTGTGAGCGTCTGTATCTCGGCGGGGACTACGCCGGCGGGGAGGGCGAATTGGCGCGCGGTGGTGTTCACCAAATAGTTCGCCGGCGGCTGCAGGATGCCGTCGAAGAAGACGAGCATCAGCGCGCCGTCGGGGACATTGGTGAGCGTGTACGGACCAACGCCCGTTACCGGGAACGAATCCACCTGCGCCTGCAGGCCTTTCGCGCGGCCTTTCGGCCAGCCAAGCAATCCTTGTTCCATGATGATTGTAGGACCCACCTCCGGCTAAAGCCGGTGGTAGGTCCATAAGGGCGTGAGGGAGGTTTCGACCGGTTATGTCCTGTTACGCTTTCGGGGCAGGAGGCCAGGAATCGGTATCTTCTTCGGGGGATTCGTCGGGTTCGTCTTTGGTCTTCTCGATTGCAACGTTCAGGAGAGCGTCGATAAACGAGCTGCCCATTTCGGTGAAATCATGGCTGGCTTCGTCACGCATGTAGACCTTAGGCAAGGTGTCTTTGTGAAGAATGACTAGGCTTTTTGGCGAGGTATCCAGTGATTCGCCTTCTGCCAGCCAAGTGCAGGTTCCGACATCATCAACAGTTCTCGTTGATGTGCGAAGACCGTTGACTGTCCAGAGCTCAAACTCGAAGCCGTCGGTGATTCTTAGGAGATCGACATAATCCTGCGGCAGCGCCGGACCAAGACGGCGGACCAGTATGTCGATTTCGCTTTCGGGCGCCGGGGCCGCGAAATCCTTAGCGTTACCTTCCTGGAGCTTTGCGGGTAGCGATACGGTCGCAATCGGGGGGTTGCGTTCGCGCGTATCCGGCTTCATCAGGTCGGCAAAGAGCTCGATCCGTTCCAACGAGAACTCGGTGTCGCGCCATAGCTTTGGGGGCGAGCTGTACTGCAATTGGTGAATAAGGCCGCCATGAAAAAAGATTTCACAGAGGATTGGCGGCTGACCGGCAGCTCGCAAGGCGACTCTGGCCGTGGGAAGCTCGAATCCCTGGTTCGGAAACTGAGCATTACCTCGCACTTGCTTGGGAAAGAAACAGGCGACTTCTTGATCGCGCATCCCCCGCTGGATCACATCGATTATCTCGGTCTGGGCCTGCAGAGTCTTTCGGCCCTCCTCAGGCAGTTGCTCTGCGAACCAGGCAAGACATCGCTTTTCGTGAGGCCGGAACCCCTTCGTTCCTCCGTAAAACAGCGCTTTCAATGAGCCAAACATGCCGCTATCCTCCTGAGTTTTCACTATATAGTGACTCAAGACAGCGTATTGTTAAGAACAAACGTTCCATCTGTCAGGTATGATTTTAACACCCGGAAGCCCGAACCGTTTCGGACGTGTTAAGAACGCCTGCTTGTTATTTTCGATGCTCGCGGCCTCCAAAGTTATGTCCAACACCGACCCCCAAGCCTCCTGCCGCTCCCCGATAGACAGTGGGTGTTCTGTCGATTTGTTGGATGCCTACTGGTAACCTTTTGACGTTAATTGGTTCAACTCCGAGCTACGGCTGCGAGCCTTTCGCGCGGCCCTTCGGCCAGCCAAGGAGTCCTTGTTCCATGAGAATTCGGGTGAGGGGCGGGAGGGTTTCCACGAATTAAAACCCGTAGCTGATGCTACGAAGTCCGCCTTCGCGGACTGGGACTGTTTACGCCTTATTACACTTTCGGGGCAGGTGGCCAAGAATCAGTATCGTCGTCCGAAGGGTCGTCCGGCTCGTCTTTGGCCTCCTCGATTGCGACCTGCAAGAGCGCATCGATAAACGAGCTGCCCATTTCCGTGGGCTCAAGGTCGTCGATTTCGTCGCGTAGGTATACCTTGGGCTCGGCGTCGCCTTGACGAATGATCAGGCCTTGAGGGTCGCCATCATGCACGCTATAGCCTTCCGCCAGGTAGGTGAAAACTCCATCTTGCGAGTGGGTTCTTGTCCAGGTGCGAAGGCCGTGGACTTTCCATTCCTCAAGAGTGAACCCATCGGTGATTCTGAGGAGATCGACATAGTCCTGAGGAAGCGTGGGCCCAAGTCTTCGCATGATCTTGGCAATGTCCGCTTCTTTTGCCGGAGCCGCCAAGTCGGTCACGTCGAGGCCCCTAAGGGGCTCAGGAAGCATCACCTCAACCACGGGCGGTTTGCGTTCCCGAGCATCGGGCTGCATCAGGTCTTCGTAAACCTCAGCCTGTAAGAGCGAAAACCCATCGGATGATAACTTTTTCTTCGGAGGAGCGCCGAAGATGATACGCAAAAGTTCTCCCTCGTGGAAGATGAAGTCGCACTTTACGGGAGCGCCGGCGCTGTCGAGAAGATCGAGTCGCGCTGCACAGAGCTCGGTCCCCCGATTAGGGAAGAGAGGTAGCGGCTTTTTGCCGGACTGGTCAGGTTCCACACACCAATCATGGTCAGAGCGATGAATGAAGTCGAACGACTCGATCTGTGCCGCGAGGATTCTTCGAGCGTCCTCGGGCAACCGCTCCGCGAACCATTCGAGGCACTGGCTTTCATAAGGCCTAAACCCCGCTGTGGCCCCATAGAGCAGCCGTTTCAAAGAGCCAAACATGACGCTATCCTCCTGAGTTTTCACTACATAGTGACTCAAGATAGCGTATTGTTAAGAACAAACGTTCCATCTGCCGGGTATGATTTTAACACCTGGAAGCCCGAACCGTTTCGGACGTGTTAATAACGCCTGCTTGTTATTTTCGATGCTCGCGGCCGCCAAAATGATGTCCAATCCCGTTAGCCGCGCCAGCTGCTACTCCTCGGTAAACAGTAGGCGTTCTGTCGATTTGTTGAATACCTATTGGTAGCTTATTGATGGGAATTCGTTCAACCCCCGGCTTAAGGCGCTTTCCGGTTCCTAATAGGTAGCGATCAGCGTCATGCATGTAGTGTCGCACTGGCGATACGTATCGCCCGTTCCAGTTCGAGTCCCCGAATGTCTTTTGGAACCATCTCTTTAGACGGGGGTCGGAAATATGCTCCCCGATTCGCTTTAACGTTTTTTTGGGGATAAAATGCGAGAACTCTGGGATATCCTTTCTTATAGGTTCAGGCAGCTTCAGCTTCTTGGCAAGGCTTCGAAGCTCCCTCCAAACCTCTTTTTCCGCGAGTTCTTTCTCAGCCACCTTTCCCGCCACCTTCAGGCCACCGGCGCCGCCCATAAGCATCTGCTGCGCGGTGCCAACGGCTTCGCCTCCGTGATAGCCCAGCGAATGGTAGTCAACTTCCGTATTCGCGTCTCCGCCGGCAAGCAGTTGTCCCAAGTATTTACGCGCATACTTGGTAGCTCCGTCTGTTAGAGTGTCTCCCCATCCTGCGAAAAAGTTTTTTGAGCCCCCGAGTAGATCATGTCCGTGGACCACGCCGAGGTTCGGATCGAGGTGTAGGAATGGTCGCGTTCCCTGCGGGTCAGGATGCGTAAGATTGTACTGCAAAGCTGCGATATATGCCTTTTCCTTCGGCGTTAGCGGGCGTTTGCCATGATTTGGTAGAACGTTATTTTTCGCATTTTCAATCGCTGCCGGATTTAATGGATAGCTCGTCTTTGGATAGGGCAACGGCTTTAATCGCTGCAAGACGCTCGACGGCATGTGCCGATTTATCGCCCGGCCGTGGGCTGCTCTCTGTGTCTTATAATCGGTAAGCTGCATGTACCGATGCCTCCAGTCCCGCATGCCGTCCTGGGGAACGCGATAGACCAAATCTTTCATCTGGGCCTGGTAGGGCGTCACGAGAGGTGTTGCTTTGGGAAACATCAGGTCATCGAAAGTCGGCGACGGCCTCACGCCCGGCCTGCCAAGTGAGGCATGGGCAATCATTCCACGCCGGCGCATCTCGGCTCCCCATGCGGCCCATTGCGGGTCGTGATAAAGTTGCCCGGACTGGGCTTTCGTGGCGTATTGCGCCAGGAGCAACTGACGCGCTGGTAAAGACAAGCTTTGCGCGGAAGGGCCGAGAGTGATCGAATCTCTGCTTGGATTTATCATCGTTCAGATTCCCCTAGAAATCCCCCATGAAGCCGATCACGTTCCAGCTTTCCGGGTTGTTGGTCGAAACCTGCAGCACCTGGCCTTCGCCCAAGATCAGCTCCTGCGCCGGCGGTAAAACCAGCGCGTGCGCTTCCGCGATGGCCGATCCGCTCGGCTGCGCGCCCAGAGTGGCGATCTCCTGAAAGAGCTGCCCGTCCAGAAACGCCCGTAGAATCCCAGGGTTGGTCGGCCCCAGGGCCTGGAAGCAGATCCAGGAGACCAGGGTGCCGTTGGCGCGGCCCACGTCCAGCGTGTAGAGGATCCCGGTGCCGTCGCGCGACGTGTTCGCGAGCGCCATCCGCACAGTCGCGATCCGCGGAGTGGCGGTGAATTGAGGGGTGGTTGCCATGCGTGCCTTGTTTTCTAGCGGAACTTCCAGGTCACTGTGGGCGTCCCGCTCGCGGCCTTCAAATAGATATTCGATACCGTGCCGCCCAGAACCGGCACCTTTGCCCAGGTCCAGAGGGTGCCCATGTTCAGGCCGGTGTCGGTGTTGACCGCGGCGAGCGTGATATTAATGCTCGCCCCCGAAGACTGAAAGAGCTCAAGCTGGGTTGCGCCGGTAGGCACCGCGATGGCGGTGTAAGTGGTGGCGAGCTGTGTTTGGCCCGCGCTGATCACGGCGTTGGTCACGGTATCGGTGACCGGCCCGGCGGATGTCGTATTTTCCGGCATGTTGGTGCCTGTTTCGGTAAGGGTAATGGAAACCTGTGCTGCCATAAAAATCTTCTCCTGTGGAGACCCACCCCGGCCTCGATTAACGGGTTAATCGGGCCACCCCTCCCGTCTCGGGAGGGGAAAGAATTGTCAGCGTAATGCCGTGATCTCTTCCCCCTCCCGAGGCGGGAGGGGTGGCGTGAGCGGAGCGATACGCCGGGGTGGGTCTATTGGGTCTAACTGCAATTCGTCCAGAGATACAGGGCGGCGCCGGGGTTGACACCGGGGGCGTAGGCGTTTGCGGACGCGCTGTAAACAAGCTCCTGCTGGTCGAGCGGCTGGACACTCGCCACCCCCACGCCCTGTATTCCCTGAACAGTGTTCGCCACGAGCGATCCGGCGACGTCGCCCGCGAGATTCGAAGGGACGAGGACCCCGCCGACCAGCACATAGGTCTGGCCTGCGGCGATCGTTTGCGGCGCGATCGCGTTGCCCTGTATCCTCGAGACCGTATTCGAGGTCGGGCCCCCGGTGACGTCGCCGGCGAGCGTAGTGATCCCCGCGCCCGTGATCCCGCTTCCGGACTGCTGAATAACGACCGTTTGCTCGCGGATTCCTCCGCTGGCCGTCCCGGTGCCTGTGCCGGACATTCTCGAATTGAACGCCTTGGTCAGCTCGCCGCGCTGGCTCGCCGGCAGCGGCCTATCCTTGGGAAATCGTGTGAAGGGTGGTCGTGGCATGGGATTACTCGGCAGGAAGTAACCCGACACCTAAAGGTGTGGGCTATTAAGTGCGCAAAGCCTGCCTTCGCAGGCTCGGATGAGGCCGCGCAGGCGGCCTTCGTGTTTTGTAAAGCCCACACCTTTAGGTGTTGGGCATATTGGGGTGAGGGTCTACCCAACCTTCGCGCCGCGGCTAATGGTCGCGCCGGCGGCGATGACTTTCAAGCTCGTCGATGTCGAACCGGTGAGCGATACCGTCACGCCCAAACCGCCCCGGTCCGGCTTCGTGCGCAGCGAGACACGCTGGTGGCCGGTGATTGTCAGCGGGTAGGTCACCGCCGTAGACTGGTCGCCGTACTGAGCGCCGGCGGTCAGGCTGAGCGGCGAGCCGGACCCCGTATCCACTTCCAGCCACAGCCTGGTCACCCGGAACTTGCGAAAGAAGGGCTCCCAGGCGCGGTCCTCCACGCCCAGCGGCAGGTTGTAGCGCCCCTGCATCCAGATGGTCAGGCCGCTCGGGGGCCGTCCGAAGGCGCGGGTCGCCAGCGTGAACGAAACCGGAGATACCGTGCCGTTGAACGTCGCTGTGTCCCCATTGCCGGTCATACGGTAAAGCTGGCCGTCGAGACCCCCAAGCCAGAGGTCGGGGCCGTCGGTGTTGTTGCCAATCGAAACTCCACTCGTGACATTCATTCCGGTCCAGCGGCCCACCCAGCCGGGGAAGCGCGTATCCCAAACGTGCGCCACGGAGTTCAGGGAGCCGTTGACATCCGGCGCGAAGACAAAGAGCCGTCCGCCATGGAATACACAGGCACAGTTCGCATAGGCCGGCGCGGCGATCACGCCGCCGTTCTCGTTCAAAACCGGCGTCAAATATGGCGAGATGGGGTCCGAGATCTTGTTGAGCTGGGAACCGTCGAACGTGTAAACACCATCCTGCTGCAGGAGATAGATCACGTTGTCGGCGACCACGATCCCCTTGGGCGCGACCAGGCCCTGATCCTGAATCGCCTGGTACTCGTTGCAGCCGAAGTTGGTGGGGTCGTAGCCATCGATGTAATAGCAGGAGAGGCCCTTCCAAACGGTCAACACCGTGCCCAGCGCCTTGAGCGAGACCACGGCATCGTTATCGCCCTGGCCGACCGGGATGAAGCCGCTGCCCTTGAGGGAGGCGTTCGGGTCGGTGGGATCGACAGTCGGGTTGAAATAGAGGCCGAGGCCGTCTCCGGTGGAAAGGAGCCAGGAAGAGATTACGCCGTTCGGAACGGCGAGCCAGAGCCGGTTCTGAAAGCGGGCGATCGCGGTCGCGCCTTTGGGAGCGGGTTGCTTGCCGGGAACGAGCACCGGGTTGCCCACCAGGTTCGCATCCGGCGTGTTGTCCACGAAGATCTTCTGGTTGGTATTCTGCGGGGTGACCTGGCCCCACGAGACAAACTTGTTATAGGGAGTCAACTGCACGCCCGGCGGGGTATCGCCGCCCGGAGGTTGACCCGTCGGCGGCGGGGTCTTAGGCTGGGCGGCCATGTTGAAGACTTCGGACCACGAGGCCGCCGTGACAAGCCGCATGAGGCCGTCGGAGAACGTTCCCCCCGACCGGTAGAGGAAGAACTTATCGCTCGACCCGTTAATCGGGCCGGTCGGCAGGGCCAGTTGCGCGGTGGCCGTTTGGCCGGTCGGGGCGAGCGTGTTCGAATAAGGGGTCGGGTCGCTTTCGATAATCCGCGCGAGCGTGGTGTCGCCGTTGCTGTCCACCTCGGTGTAGATCCAGTTGTAAGGCGCAAAGCCCACCGAAAGGTTGCCGGCGATGGTGAGCTGGCCGACATTGAAATTGAACGCTGTCGCCGAAACGACCGGGTTGTCGATAAAGTGGATCTGCGCCGAAGCCACGCAGGCCACATCCGCCGGCAAAAGCGAGGTCAGGTCCGCCGTGGCGAAATTCCCGCTCGGGTCGAGGGTCATGCTCACCGGCACATAGTTTTGTCCCGAGCCCGCCGGCAAAAGGCGCAGCTCGATAGAGTCGCTCGGGAAGTTGAACTGCAGGGTCCCGCTCTCGATAAAGCCTTTCAAAGGGACACTCACATACTCGATATCGGAGAGCGGCTGCCCGAAGATAGGCGTGGGAGCCGACGTATACCCGATCCCGCCCACCAGTGTTCCGGCCTGGATGCCCGTGATCACACCCGACGAGTTCACCGCGGCTAACGCGCTTGCGCCCGATCCTCCCCCGCCCGTAAAGTTAATCACTGTGCCCTGCAAATAGCCTGAGCCGCCTGTGAACGGATGGCCCGGGTCGATTCCCGTGACCGCGCCGCCGCTGACCGTGGGCGTGAACGATGCCCCGCTGCCGAAGCTGACGGTCAGGCGGGCGTCCTTGGTGAAGTTATTGAACGATGCCGGCGGGAGCGCGTTTGTCTGCTCGGCCTGGCTGTCGGCGATCCAGCCGATGCTGGCGTTGTTTTGCAGCTTGGTGCGCGTGGTGAACCACGAGCCGCTGTCGTAGTTGCCGCTTCCCGCGCCGCCGAGCACGCCCCAGATCGGGCCGCCGGTAACAAAGGCGATCATCATGCCCTGCAGGTTGGCGAGCGCCGCATTCGTGGTCGGCGCGCCCTGGAAAACGACCTTCCATGAGGTGATCGGGTCCGCCACACTTGCCAATTCCGAGAAGTCGAAAAGGAGCGAAATGGCGGGAAACGCCACGATATTGTTCGGCGTGCCGCTCTGAGGGTGCACCGTGTAGGTCTTCTGGAACGTGCCCGCCGTGTTTGTGGCCTTGCAGGTAACATTCACTGCGGCGTTGATATTGCACTGGTAATAGTAGAACGAAACCAGAAACTGCGACGCATACTCGCCGCTGCCATCGCCGTGCTGGATATTGGTGATCGACGGCGACTCCAGATTGCTGCTCGGGTCGTAGAAGCTCACCCACTCCAGCGCGATGCCGTTATAGTTGTCGTAAAAGGCCGGCGCGGGCAGCAGGAGGCTGCGCATGCTGCCCTGGATCGAGCCCGATGTCACCCCCGCCGCCGATCCGAACACCGGCAGGTTGGTAGGGGTCCAGCCGGCGGTTGCCGCCCACACGTGGCCGCTCACTGCCTTGTAAGAGGTCGGGAAGGCGTTCTGCGTGGGATACGTCCCCAACGGGTCGTAAGCCGGCGGGGCGTCGTAGGCGGCGGATTTCGGGTCAAAGCTGAGCAACACGTTCGCGTTCGCGAGACTTGCGATCGGCGCGCTTCCGGGCGCATTCAGCGCCGTCACGGCCGTCGCCTGGGTCAAATCGATCTGGTAAAGGGGGCCGGTCGCGGTGCCGTCGATTAGGTACCCAAACTCGCCGTAGCGCGCCATCTGGACTCCGGGGCCGTTCAGGGAAAGGCTATGGCCGCTATTGTCTTTGATCTCGGTGGGCGTGCTGGTGCCGTTCTGTATCTTGTACAGCTTGCCGTTACAGACAAAAAGGATCCACACGGGTGGCGGTCCAAAGCTGATGGTGGGCGATGCGTAGTTCATACCGCCGTGACCGGGCGTGATGCCCGTCACCGCGCCGCCCGAAACCGTGGCCGTGGCTGTTGCTCCCGTTCCCGTGCTGTCGGTGATAATCACCGCCGGCGGGCTGTTATAGCCGCTTCCGCCGGGGCTGACCGAAAAGCCGGTGATCGCGCCCATCGAAACCGTGGCGGTCGCCGCCGCGCCTGTGCCTTCGCTATCCAGAAAGGTTCCGATCACATAGACCGGCGCGCCCATGGCGGAAGAGAGCTGGGCCTGCTTTCCGGGGCGGATCATCAGCTCGCCGCCCACATTGTAGAGGTTGTCGGCCTGCGTGACAAAGCCCGGATCGAGGTCCTGCGGAGGGCGGTATTTATCTAGCCCAAGCCATATCCGGTCCTGGTAAAACTCTTCCAGGTCCTGCATGGGCTGCTGTCCGCGTAGAATGGCTGGTTTGGGTATCGGCATAGGTGGTCTTCCCCGGCGCGTGAACGCGCGGGCTATTGAGAGCGCGAAGGCCGCCGACGCGGCCTCAACCTAGCCTGCGCAGGCAGGCTTTGTGCATTTTATAGCCCACACCTTCAGGTGTCGGGCTTACTTCCTACCCCTGCGGAAGCGGCTGCATCTGAGGAGTCGCCGGCGTACTCCAAAGCGCGCGGGCAAGCGCGGGATCGCTCTGCCAGCACTGCTTCTGCAGCTCCGCGACCCCTTCCTGATAAGCCCCGCTCCAGATCACGGCCCGCTGGCGCAGGCTCATGTCCTCATCGTTTTGCAGGGCCACCTGAGCGGCGGCATACCAGACCGGCAGCTTGGTTAAATGGTCCGGCAGCCAGGCCATGAGCGTATCGGTCGGGCTGGCCAGAGGCACGGGAATCTCGAAGCCAGCGGCAGCCAGGGTTCCGCTGGAAGAAGGCTGGGGATAGATTCCAAAGCCCTCGACCCCGTTTCTAAACCAGTAGAGCGGGCTTCCCGTAGGGTCGGTCTGCCAGGTGGGGAACCAGCGCTCCAATGCGGCTCGGGAGATCGGGATAAGCGCGAAGCCATTGAACGATACCGAGCGGGCATACCAGAGCTTGCCGCTGTCGAGAGTCGTGAACGCGCTGTAGGCATACATCTGCGCCGTTTGCGCGGCCAACGAAGCCGTTCCCGGCACGGGAATCGCCGTGCGGGCAAGGTCGGCGCAGCCCTCGTTCAAAAAGAGCGTGATCTGCTGGTCGGTGGTGATGGCCGCCGTTCCGCCGGGGCTTGGGTCGAGCTCCGCCACGGGGCTGTTCTGCGCCTCATGGAGAAGTGTAAGCACCGAGTTTTGCAAGTCGCTAAGTTGTGGTGATGGCATGGTGGTTTTATTGGCCCCCACCCCCTAGCCCCTCCCCCGCTCCGCAGGAGAGGGGAGAAAGAAAAGCACATATCCTATTCCCCCTCTCCTGTGTCAACGGGGGAGGGGGTTAGGGGGTGGGGGCTTCTCCACTAATACGGATAATAGGGCACGTGCATCTGGTTGCCGACATGCGCCCGGTAGCGCGTCGCTTCGGTGAACTTCGCCGCCTCGCTCTCCACGTAGCCCTTCAGAACCCGGTACTCCGTTTCGAACTGCTGGCGGAGCATCAAGAGCGACTGGTCCTTCTCCTGGGCGAAGCGCTGCAGGCAGCGAAGACTTGCCAGGCGATAGCCCACGGCCTCGTGGCCGCGCGCGGGGAGGGGGCATGGGTGGGTATCGAGCGGCCAGAGGCTTTGCTGGGCGTCTTTGGGAACGGCCAACCCCTCGAACGTCAGCCCGTAGGCGGTAATGGTCACCGTTGGCGATACATAGCCCGAGCCCGGGTTATCGACAACAATCGAAGTCACCACGCCGGCGGTGAGCACCGCGTGCGCCGCCGCGCCCGTTCCTTCGGCGTCGGTGATCGCAACGGTCGGCGGTGTCGCGTACCCGGACCCGCCCACAAGCCCCGTAAAGCCCGTGACCTGGCCCGCCGCGCCTCCCGTGCCGAGCGTGGCCGTCGCGCTCGCGCCCGACCCCAGGCTATAGTTGGGCACAGGGTAGAGCGAAACAGTGTTCAGGCCGTTCGGGATGTAGCAGACCGGGTCGCCGGCGGTGGGCTGGTTAGTGTTCGGGTCCCAGCGCCACAGCGGGCAGAGATCGTCCAACTGTTTCGCGGTGTAAGGAACGAGAAGCTGGTTTTTGCCGTTCGAGAGGGTGGCGTAAACGGCCCGTATCTCATACAAGGGCGGCGCGGAATACTTCTGCTGGCCGTTGACCAGGTTCACCGGGTAAGACAGATAGTAGCAGCCGGTCGCGCGGCAGATCTCGTTGGTCGCCTGGTCCACCTGGCGGTCGAGAAGCTGGGGGTCGATGCCGGGCGCGTCGTTGTCTTCCCCTAAAAGCGCCTTGGCGAACTGCTTGATCTCGCCTCGTGTCATCTTGAACTCTTTCCCTTGCGTCCGTCGGGACGCTCGCTCTTAATGCCGGGTTTTTCGTCGGCCCGGCTCATCGGCTTTATCGAGACGACCGGGCTAAAGGGACGCCCGCGAAACGGCTCCGGAGTCTGCCTGAGCTGGGAAGCCGCAGCATCACGCTTCTCCCGCAGCGTTCCAGGCGGAGGCCCCATCGCCGGCTTCTGGGCTGGTTTCGTTGGTGTCGGTTGGACAGGTTTCGGGATCATGGGAATGGCCCATTGCCCCAGCGCCTAAAGGCGCGGGCTATAAAGAGCACGAAGGCGGCCACCGCCGCCTAAAGAATCAGGCCGCGCAGGCGGCCTTCACGCACTTCTAGCCCACTCCTTTAGGAGTCGGGCATCCGTGAGAGCATCCTACGGCTCGGCTATGCGGATATCGGCCTTGCTGACATTGATTGTCCCGCCAGTGCCAGCCAGAAACACGTTCAGCCGGATATAACGCTTGGATCGGCCGATCGTGATCCACGCCTGGCCGGTGGCGGCCGTGGTGGTGAGGTTGATTGGTCCCTGGTCAGACGCATGCAGCACCTGCCAGGTGCCCGGCGTGCCGGGCGTTGTCGTGCTGTCATCGGCATGATCGATCGTAAAGAGCGCCGTTCCCGTTCCCGACGATGTCGAGGCGGTATCGTAGAGGATATACGCCACCAGCGGGTTGTGCTTGCGGGTGCCCTGAATGGTCTTCAGGTCGATGAAGTTCGCGGTGTTGATCCCTGTCGCGGGATTGGGCCCGACCCCGAGCGCCGTCGGCGCCGTGAGCGAGCTAAAGGTCACCTCGTTACCCGAGCCCGCTGAGACTGGCGGGCTGGTCGAAGAGGCCGTGTTGTGTGGAATCAGTGTCAAAAGGGCATCACTTGCCATGATATTTGTTCCTTTCGGGGACCCACCCCGGCTTAGGCCCCGGGGTTAAAACCCGGGGGCTGGCGCTACGAAACCCACCTCCGTGGGTTGATTCCTAGTCCGCGCAGGCGGCCTTCGAAGTGCCAGACCCGGATTTCAATCCGGGGCCGGGGCTAGGGGATGGGGGCCATTAAACTACGGGCTGATCTTAATGCCGAACAAGCGGCAAACCGAGCGGTTGTGCTGCTGCCAGAGGCCGGCGCCCCAATCGACGACAATGTTGATCATGACGCCGTTGGTGGGGTCGACTCCCAGGTTGTCGGGCTTCAAGGGATTGGTCTGCCAGCCCTTGAAGTAGCCGTCGCCGTAGCGCACCGCATAAAGGCTGGTGTAGTTCGCGTTGGTCTGGCCGGAGAAGCTCGGCGCGCCCGTCGGCAGCTCGAAGGGCGAGATCACCCTCAGCGACTGGTTCGCGCCGGCGAGCGGAGCAAGACGGCCCACGTCGCGGATCTTGGCGTTCTTGTAGGTCGCTACGGGCCGGTCGAACGCATCCCGTGTGATGTCGAAGCCGCCGCCCGCGCCCGAGGTGCGGACCGCCCGCTCCCAGCGCCGCTTCAGAAGGTCGTTGCAGTAGAAAACGACCCCATCGCCCTCGGGGGCGTTCATGGTGTCGAGCATCTGCTGGACGCTCTCGATAAAGAGGTTCGATGCCGCCTGCGGGACACCCGCGGTGGTAGAGCCCAAGGTCGCCGCGGTCAGGTCGAGACCGGTGCCGATGCTGGTTCCGTTGATCAGCATCTCAGAGGGGATTCCGTACTGCGCCGGATTGTTCATGCGGGTCGCAAGGCCCACCCAGGCGTCGCCGTTTCCGGCGAACTGGGCCATGCCCGTGGTCGATCCGCTGGTCGTGCCCGGCGCGAGGCCGTTGGTGAGGTCGTTCTGGTTTGTCGGATCGTTCAGGATGAACCGGAAGTTCAGCTCGTAGGTGAGCGCCTCCATGAACATGTCGATCTCGGTCTGCACCGGCGATTGGATATTGTTCTTGTTGTTCACCAGGCGCTTATCGACCTGGAACTGGTTGCGGATCAGGAACGCTTGCTCCTCATAGGGAGTGGGCTTGCCCTTCACCACGGTCGGCGCCTTGTTGATCTGCCCCCAGTTCACACCGGGAAGCGTATCGACATAGCGCATTCCGACCATGTTCAGGGTTTCATCGGTGACAAGCGGGATATCCTGAAGGATGTTCAGCGTCTTGTGCAGTGATTCGGTGATCTTGAGCACAAGGGGATCGTTGGATAGGTGCGCCCACTCGGAGAGTGTCAGCGCATTGGGGTCTATTGCCATTTTGTGTTACCTCTTAGACTCACCCTGCCATTTCGCTTCGCTCATGCCACCCCTCCCGCCTCGGGAGGGGGAACGGCGAAGCCTGGGGGTGGGTCTACGTCTTCACGAATTTTGTCAGGCCGAGCAGCTCTTCCCAGGAACGGCGCGCGGCCATGCGTCCGTTGGTCGGGGCCAGCGAACCTCGCTCGTTGGAGAGCGGCGCGGAAGGAGTCTGGGCCCGGTCGGCCTCATACTGCGCGAGATGGCGCTCCAGATACGAAAGATTCCTCTCGTGGGAGCGGCGCGCCAGCTCAGCCAGATCGAAACCTGGCCGGCCGTAATTGGCGAACGCCACCTGGCGCACCATCTCGTCGTCCATCTCCGGGAAACGCTGCTTGGCGGCCTGAATCTGCTGGTTTATCTCGAACCCCTGCCACGCGGCCATCGCCTGGTCGATCTGCCGCTGTTTTACGGCGGACTCGAACTGCGCCTGGGCTGTGGCAGGGGGAATGGTTCCATTACGAACGCCGGCGTTCAACGCCTGCGCTAAATTGGCTTCGAACTGGCGCTGCTCTTCGGCGGCATAGGCGGCGTCGAACTCTTCGGCGCTGTTGATGCCGATGCTTTTCAGGCGCTCCACCACGGGGGCGAAGCCCTGGACATTCGCCAGTTGGTCTTCCAGGGCCTTCTTGCGGCCCATCAGCTCCTTCCAACGCGGATGGTTGTGGAAGGGAGTATCTTCGGGATTGTCGTCCGCCTCGAAATCGACCGCATCTGGGTCCACGCCGTTAGCGACTGGCGTCTCGTTTAGCTGGCCCGCTGCTCGCGGGACGCTATAGTCCGGGGTGTCGAGGCCCGGCTCGGCGGCGGAGTCAAACGGCGAAAGGTCCGGCATTTCCGGCCCTTCGTTCAAAACGGATGGGGACGAGCCATCCGGCAAGCCGGCGGTATGGGCGCCGGCCTCATTTAGCGTCTCAAACATGGTTTATGATTGCTCCTTACCCACCCCGGCACTGCGTGCCACCCCTCCCGCCTCGGGAGGGGAAGAGTTGTTAGCTTGGAGCAGAGCGAAACTCACGTCAAAGTGACTTTCACAATGCCCTCTAGCGCGCGTAGCGGCCAGCTAACCTTTCCTCCCCCTCCCGTATCGGGAGGGGAACGGCGAAGCCTGGGGGTGGGTTAACAGGGTGGTCTCTACTCGCCATACACCGGCCGCTCTTTGCGAGCGGCGGCCTGGCCGACTTCGCTCTCTGAACGATGTTCAAATGAACGATGTTCATCATCACGCCGGCGGTCCTCGCGCTCTTTGCAGGCGCGGTCGCGCAGGGTCTTCTCGTGGGCGCGCTGGCTCGCGCACTCGATCTCGGTGAGCCGCCGGCGCTCATCGAGACCGTGGTTCGCCCGCTCGCGCGCATAGCGCTCCTCGTGGCAGTTGTGCTCGTAGACGCGGGTGCGCTCGCCGGACTTCGAAGGAGCCTTCGGCAGCACCGAGGGCGAAATCTTCGCCGGCACCTTCGGCTTATTGATCTTAGGCTTGCTGGTTCTCATTTGTATTTTCCTCTCTGTGTGACCGGCTTGTGCCCGACACGTAAACGTGTGGGGCTATAAAAAACGCAAAGGCCGCCGTCGCGGCCTCCTTAGCCTGCGTAGGCAGGCTTTGTGCACTTTATAGCCCACTCCTTTAGGAGTCGGGCTTAAGAAGTCCTCTCCTCATGCAGATGCTCGGCGGCGAGCTTGGCCATATCCATCTCGTGCTGCACCTTGAGCTTCTCCATCTCGTGGTGGTGGCGAATCGCTTCCAATTCGGCCTCGTGCTGGGTCTGCGCCTGGTGCTGCTGCGCCTTGGCCTGCGCTTCCAATGCCGCCGGCGGAATCTGGCCATGCGCCTGCTGTTGGGCCTTCGCGGCCTGCTCCTGTACCAGCTGCAAACGCATCCGCAAAAGCTCTTCCACGACCTCGTCGCTTTTCGCGTGGTCCATCGCCTTCCAGGCCGCCATAGCGGACATGGGATCGATCGGCGGGCCGAACATCCCCTCCTTGAACCACTCCACAATCCGGTCGTTCTGGGCCTCGGGGCTCTTCGGCCGGGCCGAGCCGGGAGTCACAATCACCCGTGTCTTGCCGCCGCCGCGCAAGGCGCGAAAGGCCTGAACATTGGCCAGCGCCTGCTGCGTGTTGTCGGTTTCGGCAAGGCCCATCAGTCTCGGGACGCCACGGGCGAATTGCGCGTAAAGCGCGATTCGCCGCTCGGCGCGCTGCTCGACAAACCGCTCGATATTGCCAAGGAACGGACTCAGTTGCGACGCATTCGCGACCTGCAGCATCTCGATCGCCTGCGCCGCCACGACACCATTCGGGACCATCCCGCGCGAGACATCTCTTGCCCCGCTCATCTCCTGCATGTCGGCCTTAATGATGTTCAGCATCGAGAACCATTCGGGATTGACCGGTGGCGGCTGCTGGAAGGTCGGCGGCGCCGCGCCCAGGTTGTAGTAGATCACTTCCTTTTGCCGGTCGGATTCGTAGGCGTCGGGACCCACTTCGGCTCCGCGCTGGATAAGCAATGTCAGCTTGTCGTTCTGCAGCCGGTCCATGATCCGCGAGTAGACCCGGTTATAGGTCATCTGCAGGGGAATCAGGTGCAGAACATTGTTCAGCGCCCACAACGAATGGGGGATATATTCAAACCCGAGCGGCGTGAAGGGGAACTTCGTCTTGTCCTCGTACGGCCAGTCCTCGTAGCGCAAAACTCTGTTATTGGCGACGACAATATACCGGCCCTTCGGGAATCGGTTGTTCGGCTTGTCCCAAACGGAATAGACCGTCACCGCGTTCTTGATCGTATTGAACGTGCTCTGGCCGAAATCTCTATTGATCCAGTCGAGGCGGCTCTCGATAAAGCCCGCCGGCGTGCTGTAGGTATCCGGCGTGAGCCCCTTCGCGATCTCGCCGTATTCGTCGATCATTTCGTTGATATCGCGGATACTCACGTGGCACACACGCGGGCAGTGCTCCCAGGTCTTGGCCTTCGGGTCGGGGTAGAGGTAGTAGGCCGGCACGATCTCTTCCCGGATACCGCCGACTGGCAGCTTCTTCAGGCCCTTGATATTGCCCATCTCATCGAAAACGGGCACGTCCTCTTCCTTCTTCGGGTCCCAGTATTGGTAGAGGAAGCTGGTGGTCGAAGTGAGCGCCAGATCGACCAATGCGCGAAGCTGAAGGTCGTCGCAGAACTCTCTGTCGCAGTGGTCGTTGATCGCCCGCGCCTCTTGCGTCGCGGCCATGTCGATATCGCGCGAAGTCAGCGAGGAGAAGTTCACATCCGGACGGCTCTGTGTCACCGCCGCGCCGACCAGCAGCATGCACTCGCGGATCAGGTTGACCGTGATATGCCTGTATCGCTCCTGGGGGTCGTCGCGGTCGTACAGCGTGGTGAGCTGCCCCGTCCCGACATTCCATTCCACCCATTGGTGGCCGACTCGGAAAGCCTGCGAAATGAGCCAATCTCTTTCCAAGAAGAGCCGGCTCATCTGGGCATCTTTGTAGAACTTCAGAACATCGTTCACCACGCTCTGCTCGTTCTCGGGCGTATAGCGCTCGCGTTCTCGTTCGACGTCGGGCGCGGTGGGATCGAGGTCGATCCCCGCCTCCTGCGCGCTCTTAAACGGCGGGATATGGTTCTTCTCGCGCTTCAGTTTGTTTTTCAAATCTTTAAGCATAATGGTTCACGCCGGCATGTATCCGGCAACAAAAAAACCGCCATCGAAACACGATACCGGCTTGGGTAAAATGAGTGAGTGCTTGTCTTCGTTGACGAATCAGGCGATACGGGCTTTAAGTTCGGCCAAGGATCGCAGGAATATTTTGTGGTGACTTTGGTGATTTTCGATTCGGAAGAGATCGCCCAGCAAGTCGACGAGGCCATTAACCGTCTGCGGGTGGAGCTGGGTCGACCTGCGTCCTATGAGTTTCATTTTACAGGGATTTGCGATGAGCACCGGACAGCCTTCCTAAATGCAGTCGCTGGCTTTCCGTTCAACTATCTCGGCTTCGTTGTCAACAAGCCTCTGCTCTATTCGGAGACACTAACGAAAGACAAGAAAAAGCTGTATAACTACGTGTGTGGAATGATCTTTGAAAATGCGAAGCCCTTCTTAAACGAGGCAAAGGTCAGAATCGATAAGAGCGGAAACAGGCCTTTCCAGAAGGAACTTGCCAGATATCTGAAGATGAAAATAAACGAAAGGGGAGAAAGCTCTCTTCATATCAAAGACATAAAGCCGGCGAACTCACACGGAAACAATCTCGTGCAAATGGCGGATATGATCTGCGGAGCGGTTGCGAGAGCTCACTACCCGAAGAAGAAAGATGCGGCGAAGTATAGGCAAATAATAAAGCACCGAGAACACTCGGTGCGTTTCTGGCCCATGTAAAAAAGTATGCCCGCTACCTATCGGAAAACGCCGAACGCACGCACCCATACGGGGACAGTTCGGTAGACGGGCCAATTTCAAGGATTATTATACCACTGTATTATACATTTGTAAACATATGTTTGCAAATGTATACAAATGTTTGCAAATGTATACAAATGTTTGCAAAATCATTCTCCATCGGGGTGCAAGCCCCAGCCTCTACTCGCGCCGGCGGGTGCGAATCAAAAAGCGGCCCATCCTGCGAACGGCTCCTCAGGAGTCGCCCCAAAGCGAGGCAATTCTTTCCAAGAAATGGTCAGCCTCTCGAACAGCATCTTCATCGGCTCTGGGATTCAGCCGTGCCTGCTTCATTACCCCTACGAATCGCCGTCTCACACCCGCATCCTTGGCATCGTTGATGAGCCGGTTCAGCATCCATAGTGTATGATCAGTAGGCCTTCGTTCAACCGACTCCACCAGCTTCTGTTCGTAGCCCTTATGGTAAAACTTTTCCACATAGTGGACGAGCGCTCCGGGCACACCGTAATCGATCGATGGATGCGCCTCCATGAATCTCAGGATCGGCTCAACCGTCTCGAGCCCGCCGTGTGCCGCGGACAATGCTTCCGTAATCTCCCCCGAAAGATAAGCGAACTCGTCCGAATCAGCAATGGCCAGAAGTTGGTTAGTTATCTCTTCGCTGGTCATTTATAGCCCATGACTCTGGCCGGCGCCCCCGTGGCTACCGAGGAACGAGATGATCCAACACATAATGCCACGGATCGACTCATCTCGCGGCGAAAACAGAGCGATAAAAGCTATAGTAGCGATCCCCGCCCGCAACTGCGGCACATGTTTGGGCAGCTCCGCGCCTGTTAAACTCCTTGTTGCTCTCCCCTCTGGCCTCACTTTCGCTTACTAGCCGTACAACAGCCAGCAAGGCCTCCAGGAAACGGTCGCTGTCCTTTGCGCAGTAACCGACAATATGATCTTCTCCGTACTCCTTCAACCAAACCTCTCCGGTTTCGCTGTCAAGCAGGATTGGGTCGACTTCTTCGTATCCAACGTGCCACCCTCGTTTTGTTTTCAGGGGCCAGGGAGGAAATGTAATCATGCCGATCTCGATCTTCGAGGTATCGTAGGCGCGGACAAAATCAATCAGCGCATTGCCTGTTCTTGCGCTCGCATCGATCAAGTCCTTATCTTCCTTTAGCTCGATGGGTATGTGCAGGTATCCGGCAAGCTGGCGCGCGAACTCGTCGGCAGTCATGTTCGATATCCTCTTACTCGCCGGCGGAATCGTCGCTTACGAGACGCGCGAGCACTCCTGATAGCAGAAACTCGCCGAAATCGTTCGCAATGAACTCCCGCGGCAACTTATCAGGAGGGGCAGCGCCTGGCTCGCAAACGATAACATGTCCTTCCTTACCATCCAGAAGTTCGATACAGTAGTAGCCTCCCATGCCATCATCGCCAACGGCGAGAAGATCGATAGGAAGGTCTCCCGACCGACGCCGCTTTAGCGTTAACCATATCCCGTTTGGAACAGAACTGTTGTAGAAATTAGCATCGATAACGCCGTCGATCTCGAATGCTCCGAAATTGCCCGCCCCGTATCGCGCGACAAATTCGCGGTAGGTCGGCGGGAAGCGGCTTCCGATTGCCTTCTCCGCCGCTTCAATGAGAGACTGATCGCGCGGGCCGACGAAATACATCAAGTCTTTGGCAGACTCCATCAAAGCCACTGCGTTGGCAAAGTCTTGCATGCTCATGGTTATTTCGAATTAGCCGCTGGCGGAATCGTCGTCGTCTAAATCATGAGTCGCCCCAAAGCGAGGCAATTCTTTCCAGGTAATGGCTAGCCCGTCGAACAGTATCCTCATCGGCCCTCGGATTTAACCGCGCCCGCTCCATTACTCCGATATACTTCCGCTTGACGGCTGCATCCCTGGTGCCATTGATAAGCCGGTTTAGCATTCCAACCGTATGAGAAGTGGGATTTCGTTCAACCGACTCCACCAGCTTCTGCTCGTAGCCCTTACGATAAAACTTTTCCATATAGTGGACGAGCGGCCCGGGCATACCATAATCGATTGACGGGTTGGCCTCCATGAATCTCAGGATCGGCTCAACCGTCTCGATTCCGCCGTGTGCCGCTGACAATGCATCCGTAAGCTCATACGCATCGGCCATGAAGTGGTCCGAATCAGCAATGGCCAGAAGTCGGTTTGTGATCTCTTCGCTGGTCATTTGTGGTATCCATGCCTCTTTGCGTGGTCGATCGCCATACGGTGCAGTTTAGCGATTTTGCCTCTGTCTGCGGCGCTTAGATTGCGCAGGATCGCTGCGTTGGCGTTGATGTTCTCAGTAGGAGTTTGGTTGGCAGCATCCAGCCCTCGTTGTACCGCGGTGACCTGCCTATGAACCCTGCTATTGAGGCCGATGACGGGATTATTTTGTGATGCCGGAGTCGAAAGACGCTCGGTTGCTAATCCTCGGGCCTTTATATTAGCGTGCTGCCAAAGCTCGTGCCCCTCAATATCATCGCCAGGAACCGAGCGATCATCAAAATCCCCATAAGTCGTTACTTCATGTTCTTGAACAGGGCCTTTTGCCGCGCTCGAAGGCAGTATACCACGCGAACGAGTCGCTTCCACATCGCCCCACGCCTCGGCTGCGCCGGCCCCTGCCATGTTCGGGTCTAGATACTGGAGCTGCTCAAGCAGGGTACCGATCGGGTGGTTGTAGAGATCGATCCCCGCAGTGGATAGGGCGCGCGGCAGGTCGCGAACACTGGCACGGAACCCTACCGGCTTGTCATATTCATAATAAGGTTCCGTGTTGAACTGGGCCTTGGGCCAGGCCGGATGGAATTTGCCGTTGATCGCGTTTGCGAGCGCTCCCCACGTCACATCATCGACATCTCCGGTTAGGTTCGCGCCCGCGCCGGCTACGTCCGCCAGTCCGGAGTAGAACCGATCTGGTGCGGCCTTCGTGATCGGGCCATGCGGCCGCCTGTTCGGAACTCCGCCCGCTGCCGCAATGTTGGCTCGCAGCGAGCCCGACGGGCTCACCGAGTTCATGTGCGCGATTCGCTGGTCGTACATCCGAATGCGCGCCGCCAGATTGGGATCGTCGGCATGGCCGGGATACTTCTGCCGGAACCGCGCGAGCTCGTTGGAATAGAGGTTGCGGTCGTGAACCGTTCTCGCGTAGGTATCGCCCCAACCGTTGGTCGGATCGGGCCGGGGAATAGCCGCTTTCGCCTCGGCCTTGGTCGGAAAGACGCGCGGGAAGTGGGGCGAGGCGCCGGTCACGAAACCCCCGGTGGCGCTGTCCTTGATCGCATACGGCAGTCTCTTGGGCGCCGCCGGGTGCTTCACCACTTGATAGCGAGACGCGCCACGAGCATTGGGGCCGTTGCCGGCGGTCACTAAGGGAGAGGGATAGGCAACATTGGGCACTTGGGAACGTCCTTTGATGCTCGGCCAGACAACAAAAAAGCCCGCGGTTTGCGGGTCCTGAATATTCCGGAAATGAGCGCCGTATGGTTGGCTCACCCTTCCCTTAACGCAGTGAGTAGGGAAGGGGGCCGGGGGGTTAGGCCGTCTACAACCACAGCCTCTGCCGTTTCCGCCGCAGGGTCTCGACCACCTTCCGCTCCTTCCGCCACGCCAAATACAGCGCCGCCCAGCCGAGCGCGTCGATCGCGAGCGCCACAAACAACAGATCGAGCAGTAATCGAATCATTGGGACCCACCTGCCTCTGAAGGGGCATCCTCCCAAAAGGGAGGAATCGGAATATAAACGTTGCGCCCCACTTCCTAGTCCTCCCTTTAGGGAGGAAACCGGCTTCAGCCGGAGGTGGGTCCATGTCTCCCGCGGGTGAGATTCTTCCCCTTCGCTCCACTCAAGGGTCAGAATGACAAGCTTGCGGCTTGAAACTCTGTGTCCCCGGATGGGGACATCGCGCTCTTGTAGCCGTCGGTTTCAACCGGCGGTCTACAGAGTCCTACAACCGCACCAACCCCCGGCTTCTCCGCATCCACGCCGGACGGTGATCCGCCGGCAGCTCCAAAATCATCGGCTGGGGCGCGGTCGCCGGCCGGGGTCGGGTCATCAAGGCGTATCGCAGGCAATCGACCGGATGGTCCTCAAGCGTGGTATCCAAATCTTCTAAGTGGCCCAGTCGCTCGTCGTAGACCATCAGCGGCAGCGTGCGGATCAGGTTCGGGCAGCGTCCGCGAAACACCGTCAACGCCGCCGGCTTGTGCAGAAACTCCTTGACCCTTGTCCACCCCGCCTCGCGGTCCTTCACCGCGCGCACACAGCGCAACCCCTTGGCCCAAAATGCCTCGACAGGATACTCCCCGATCCGCTCCGCAGGGTCTTCGGGCGGGAACGTATTCGCCCAGTCGAAAGCCAGCAGCGGCTGCAAAGGGAGCTCGTAGCGCGCGATCATACTCGCCACGGCGTCGGCCTGCTCACTCGGCAGCGCGCCGGCTTTATAAAGCTCGTCGATCACGTACACATTGCCGGCCTCATCCGCCGCGCACAGCAGGAAGCAGAAGGTCGGAGAACTCGCCCTGGTCCCATAGTCGATCCCGCCGAAGAAGTGCCAGTGGCGGGGGATGGCGAAAGGCAGCGACGTATGCCTCACCTCATCCCACTCGTCGAAGAAGCGCCCGCCGACTTCTAAGAATTGGGCGTCGATCTCCTGCGACGCCACCACCGCGCCCATCTCTTGGCGCATGGCGTCGATTTCGTCGATGGGGATAAAGGGATTGGCCGACGTCCCCATCTGCCAGCACGCCCACTCGGGCCGGGTCTCATCCAGCCCGTATTGGAACATCTGCCAGAAATCGTTGCGGCCGCGCGGCGTGCTGAGAAACCAGGCGTCGCCTTCGTAGTCGGCCAGGTTCGCGCGGATCGCCTCCCGCCACGCATGCAAAAGCTTCGCGCATTTGGCGGCTTCGTCGATCACCACCCGCTTGTACTTCGGACCTCGGGAACACTCGGGGTCGTCGTCGAGCGACCACATCTTGATCGAGCCGCCGGTGATCAAATCGATCCGGCGCAAGGTCTCGTTCTTTTCGGCAATGACTGGCCTTAAAATCCGTTTCAAATCGCGCCAGGGGTTGTCCAGCGACGCGAACTTATCCGAAAACCACGCCGCCGGGTAGCCGGCGAGCGCGGTTTCGATCACCAGATCCTCGCCCAATGTGCTCTTGCCGAAGCGCCGGCCGCAGCAGACCACATTGAACCGACGCGCCTCGCGCTTAATCTTCCTCTGCGCCGCGTGCGGCCCCGGCAGGATGAGTTCCATCGACATAACGAACAATCACCTCGCGGGTCCCGTCGGGGTCGGTAATCGCGCCCAATTCCTTGGCGACCTGGGTTTCCAGCGCGCGCAATTCGGTAAGGAGGGCGTGATCGATCTCGTACTCTTCGATCAGTTGAGACGAGTCGCCGCGCCCGATGGTCTTCACCGAACGCACTAAGAGGCCCGTCGCGCCGCCCGGCACATGCTGCATGTCGGCCCGCTCGGCGCGCTGCCGGCGGATAAATTGCAGCCGCTGCCAGTCGTCGTTGGCCCGCTTGATCCGGTGCTCGGTGACCGCGATCCCCTGCGCGCGCACCTCGGCCAGAAACTCTTCTCTGAGCGCTCGCACCCGCGCCGGGAACTCGGGGAAATCGTTCGCCTTGCGGACTCGTCCCTGCTTCCAGTGCTCCAACGTGCTCAGGCCGGTCCCGATCTCGCCGGCGACCTCGCGCAGGGTCTGCATCCCCTCGGCGATCAAGAACGCCGCCCGCTCATGTTTCGTGGTCCACTTGGGCATGGGAACCTACCCCTAACCCCCGCCCCTTCCCCACCCGTTTCACTATGGGAAGGGGAGCCAACAATACAGCGCGCATTTCCAGATTGCAGCGATATGTTCCTGAAATGAGCCTACGTAGTTGGCTCCCCCTTCCCTTAACGCAGTGAGTAGGGAAGGGGGCCGGGGGTTAGGTCTGTGTCCCAGAGGGACATCGTGCCTTGTTTTACGTCGGTTTTAACCGGCGGCCAGGTAGGTCCAAGGATTCTCCGGCCCCGGAACCGAATAGGCAGTCAATCTCCAAGGAGGAAACGATGAGAAGAGAAGCAAGAAGAAACGCCGGCGCTGCCCTGCGCATGGCCGTCGCCCTGTTCATTCTATTGATCGCCTGCGCGGACGTTCTGTCCGCTCAGTCGAGCCTTCCCGCACTCCATCCCGCGCAATCCAACTACCCCGGCGTTGGCAAGGCGTGCGACATCCGCTCGGTCACCCGGGATGGCAAGCAGGTCGTGCTGTCCGACGGCTCCAAATGGACCGTCCAGGACCACCAGGGCTATATCACCGCGCTGTGGAAGCCTCGTCAGCATGTCGTGGTCACCAAGAGCAAGTCCGGCTCGTTTCCCTACACGCTAACCGATACGTCGCGCGACAAATACAACGAAGTCAACGCCAAATACAATGGCTCCTAAAGGTCACCTTCTCGCATATCCAACATCGCGCGCGTAGTTCCACGTCCCGGAGTCTTCGAAAGTGAGCGAGCTGTCGGTCAGCGGCACATACTCCTCGCTGCCCTCGATAATCCGATGGCCCGTCGCGCGCGCCACAACCCTCGCCGAGGCCAGGCTTACCGTGATCCGCCGGCTCCTCCGGTCCAACCGCTGCTGGTTTCTCTTCGCTTGCTTCATGCAAATGATCCGCTCTAGCCCGCCGTAGGCGGGGTTCGAGGAAATAGCCCCCGGGTTTTAGCCGGGGGCCGGGGTAGGGAGGGGTTGCCGGAGCTGTGCGGGGGAACGGAGTTTAGAGCTGCGCTTTAAGCTCCGCGAATCGGAAAAGCCAGACACACTAACGCCCAACTTGGGCGAGCATTGCCTGGCTTTTCCGCGGGTGAGAGAGTCGGGAGAGTGAAAATAAACGGTGCGCTGCGCCCACGAACAGCTGTTTGTTTATACTAAGAAACTGTTGACTTAATTTTACTGCATAGGCCGGTTGATGTCAAGTCCCTTGGCCAACGCCGATTGACAAATGGAGAGGTTTGTGAAGAAAGAGGGGAAAAAAGAGTCGCAAAAAAGGCCGCCGGTAACCCTGGACAGAAGAAATAGGGAGGGCGAACCCTCCGCCAAGGTATGAAAATAGCAAACCAGCGCCGCCGGCGGCTGTTAGGCGTCTTCCCTGGACAATATATTCCAGGTGAAAATCTCGAATTGCGCCACGGTCATTATACAGCCCCTTCGAGAGACTGTCAAGTCGTTTTGCGAGGTGTATCTTTGGACCCACCCCCGGCCCCGTTCAGCCCGGCACGTAAACGTGTGGGCTGTGAAGAACACAAAGGCCGCCGTCGCGGCCTCCTGAGCCTGCGCAGGCAGGCTTCGCGCTCTTTCTAGCCCACTCCTTTAGGAGTCGGGCGCTCCGCCGCCGGCTGTGGTATAACAATCTCATGGAAATCGGTCCCGCCTCGCGAAGGCTCAAAATACCAATCTACGCCATGCCGATCCTGGCGGTCTACATCTTCATCATTTGGACTCTCGTCGTGATCGCAGTTCCGTTCTTCCACCTCGTTCCGCCTTGGCGCCCTGCCATTCTTCGGATGATGAGAGCCACCGCCTCCTATCTCCCGCCGCTTCCCATTTTCTGAGCCCAATCCTAACGACGTACTCAGGAAATGAGCGCTCTATAGTTGGCTCTCCTCCCGCAGCCCGCTTCAGCGGGGTTCTCGATTGTAGCCCTGCGGTTTAACGCGGGGCTGCGCCTCTGTGCTATACTATCCCCATGAAAAAAGATTCCGGCAAGAGTAAGCCAAAGAGGCCGCCCTACGAGTACGTCATGCTCGCCTTCGGCCTCTTCCTCGCCTGCGTGATCGCGGTCATCCTCGCGCCGGCCTACCTCGTTCCGAAGTTCCGTCCGACGCTCCGCGAGTTCTTCGCGCCCTTAAAGCGCTTCCTCCCCGGCGGGGAAGGATCGGGCGAGCCCGAAAACTTCCTGGAGTAGCGATTGCCCACTCCCGCCCATCCCGAGCGGCCACGGGCCTGGAAAAAGGCGCGCCGCCGCAAATCCGACTCCCCTCTCCTGCGTCAGCGGGGGAGGGGTTGGGGGTGGGGGCCAATCGATAAGGTCTTTTTCCCGCGCGCCGAACGGGTCATCGCGGCCACGCGCCTGCGCACCGCCCGCGAGCTCTGGGACCTCGTCTCGCCCTCCTCCACCCAAACCGCCGCCACCCTCTGCCTCCAGGTCTCGGGCTCCCGGCTTTTTGTCCGGCGATTGCAAATCGACCGCCCGCCTTCTCGCGCCCGCTGGCGCAAGGCGCTGCAATTCAACAACCTGGGCGCGGTGATCGCCTTCATGTATCTTTTTTACCTCCTGGTCGCGCTGGGTATCACGGTCCCGGTCCTCTTAATCGCCTTCTGCCTGGACATCCCGGACGCGACCCGCTCCCTCATTCGCCGCCTGCGCCGTCAGCATCGCCGCCGCCAGCGTGGCTGGAAGCCCCGGCGGTAAGCCCCCTCATCCCCCAACCCCTTCTCCCTCACGGGGGAGAAGGGGAGAAGTGCGTTACGATATGCTGGGTTCTCCCTCTCCCCCGCGAGGGAGAGGGAGTTAGAGGGTGAGGGGGACTAAATTGGTCTACTTCCCCCGCGCCTTTTCTATGCACCGCTGAGTGGTCCGCCAGCAGGGGATTCCCGTCTCCTTTTGCACCTTATGGATCGGCGGCAGATACCCGGGCGGCTTCATTCTCAGCTCCACCAGAAGATCGCAGTATTTTAAATAATCCACCACGCACTCGTAATGCGAACGGTACTTCCCCACCTGCCGCCTCGCCGCCGCCAGCCGCGCGCGTTCGTCGGGCTTCAGGTCCTTCTCCTGCCGCAGCCGGACCCGCTTCTTCGCGCCGGCGGTCTCAATCTGGTTAATTACATTTTCATCGTTCACCATGCCAATTCTCCTTTCTAGACCCACCTCCGGGTAAAGCCGTATCCTCCCTAAAGGGAGGAACCGGAATGACGATCTACTGCTAGCTTCTTCCTCCCCCTACCTGGAGGGAAGGGGGCCGGGGGGTTAGGTTTCCGAGTCCTCCCTTTAGGGAGGACGCCCCTTCAGGGGCAGGTGGATCCATGGGGGCCTTCTAAACCTTCCTCCTCGCCAGAGACACAAACCGCGTGAACGCCGGAATAAACCCCAGCATCACCGTCCCCGTCGGCCCGTTGCGGTGCTTGGCGACAATCACCTCCACCTCCTGCGCCTCCGTGTCCTCTTTCTCCCCCTCTCCTGTGAAACGGGGGAGGGGGTTGGGGGGTGGGGGCTTCCTCCCATAATAACCCTCCCGGTAAAGGAGCAGCACGACGTCGCTGTTCGCCTCCACCGAGCCCGATTCGCGCAGGTCGCTCAGCACCGGACGCTTACTCTCCCGATGCTCCACCGCCCGCGAAAGCTGCGCGAGCGCGAGAATCGGCACATCCAGCGCCAGCGCCATGCGCTTCAGTTCCCGCGAGACCTTGTCGATCACCTGGGTCCGGTTCTGCGCGTCCGCGCCGGCGTCGATCAGCTGCAGATAATCCACCACCACCAGCCCGAGCCCTCCGCGCTCCTTTGTCTGACGAGCCCGCGCCGCGATCTCCAGGATGTTCGGCCCGACATTGTCGTTGATCAGCAGCGGTATCTCGTAGAGCTGCACCAGTGTCTTGTGCAGCCGCCCCCACTCGTTCTCGTCGAGATCGCCGCAACGCACCCGCTGGCTGTTCAGCCCGCTCTCCGAGCACGCGATTCTGAGACCCAGCTGCCTTTGCGACATCTCCAGCGAAAAGACCAATGCCGTCTGCGGGGTCCCGCCCTGGCCGCGCCCGAGCGCCACGTTCATTGCGATCAAGAGCCCGAGACTGGTCTTGCCCGTCCCCGGACGGCCCGCTAGAGTCACCAGATCGCCCCGCTGCATGTTGCCAAGCTTGGCGTCGAGCGCGCCAAATCCGGTCGGGACCCCAAGCCAACGCTGCCCGGAGAGGGCCATCTCTTCGGCGTCGTCGCACAGGTCCCGGAGAATCGACCCGATCGGCTTGACCTCGCTGCGACAATCCCCCGCGCCCACACCCCCGAACTCGTTTTGCGCGTAGGCGAGAATCCCTTCGGCGTCCTGGGCCCGCTCGGCGAACTCGGCTGTGCGCCTGGCCGCATCCCGCGCCGCCCGAGTCCTGGCCAGGGCTTGTAGATGGCGGACATAACCCGGCAGGCCGGCGGCGGAGGGCACCGAATCCAACAGCCCCGCGAGATACCCCGCGCCGCCGATCGATTCCAGCAGGCCGCGCTGCCTGGCCTCCTGCGCCACCAGCGGCAAATCCGCCGGCTTCCCCTCCTCGTAGAGCGCGCGCAGCAGGCCGAAGATGTCCGCGTGCGCCATCCGGTCGAAGTGCTCGGGCAGCAGGCCAAGCGACAACGCTTCGCCCATCGCGGTTGGCTCCAAAAAGAGCATCCCGAGCAGTGTCTGCTCGCTCTTCACATCGCTTGTCGTGTCTTCGGTCACTGCCTAACCCCCGTCCCCCTTCCCGGCCCGGGAAGGGGGAGCCAACTATACAAAGCTCATTTCAGGAGCTATTCGCCTTTTCTCAGAATGGCAACTATGCCTTGGTATCATAGAAACCCGCCGTAATCTTGGAATGAGCCTCTATGGTTGGCTCCCCCTTCCCTAAACGGAGTGAGTAGGGAAGGGGGACGGGGGGTTAGGTTTGTCCCGGAGGGACATCGTGCACTTTTAGCCGTCGGTTTCAACCGGCGGTCTGGTTCTGGGGGTTAGGTGCTCCTCATACCAGTCGTCATCGACCACGTAATCCTTCAACACCCCTCTCCCATCGGGAGAGGGGTCGGGGGTGAGGGCCTCAAACGGGTCCGCTCTCTCTTCTAAATCACCATGCGCCGCAGGCAACGCCCCCTGGGGGGCCGTAACGCCTCCGGCGTTACGGGGGAGATTCTTTTTAGGGGTACGGGATTCGGGAACGGGGCATTCTGAACGCATCCCATCACGCATGCCCTCTGGCATGCCATCAACTATGCCTTGGCGCATGCGTTGACGCATCCGGTCACGCTTCTTATCCGCATCCGCCGGCGCATGCCAACGCGCATTGGCCGCGACCTTCGCCGCCTCATGCCGCTTGGCGTTCATGTCCGCGATCCTATCCGCCGTGAACTGGTACTCGGCGTAGTCGTGGATCTGGTAGCCGTCCTCTGACGGGTGCCAGACAGGACTCCGGTTCCCCTTGTAGGTCGTGGTCAGCTTCGCCACCGTCCCCTTCAGATCGGTGACGCCGGCCTTACTCGCCAGTTCGCGCAGCATGTATTCGGGGATAAAGCCGTCGGTGGTCTGCTTGTTGGCGTAGCAGAGTCCGGCGAGCCACAGCGCCCGTCCCTGGATTCCGATCGCGATCATCTTGGGATGCTCAAAAACTTCGTCGTCCAGCTTCACCCACATAGTGTCTACCTTTTGTGGTATAATCAAACATATGTTCGATGTCTACCTTACAAACATTATAACTCAGCCTGGCAGGTTTTGTCAATCACCATTGGTGAAGATTCTTTTCAAATCGCTACCCTTCGCCGGTGCGCGCCCGGCGATTCATCTGTCACAATGGAGTTCTATTTTCGGTAGACCCACCCCTCCGCTTCGCTATGCTCGCTCCTCCCCTCCCGCCTCGGGAGGGGGAAGAGCTTTTATCATGCAGCGGGGCGTAACCAGCATTAAGGTGACTTTCACGGCCGCGCTAGTGAGCGCTGCTGCTAAGCTAACCTTTCCTCCCCCTCCCGAGGCGGGAGGGGTGCCCTGAAAGGGCGGGGTGGGTCTAGAAGGTCTCAATGCCCAGAAAAAAACGCGATGACACAACCTTCGCCCAATGGCTCACCCGCTCCCGCGAGGCGCGGGCTCTGACCCAGAAGGCGCTCTCGATCCGCTCGGGGCTCTCGCAGTCTATGGTCTCGAGCCTGGAAGGGGCCGAGCGGGGGGCGTCCCGCGAGGCCATCCGCCTGCTCGCCAAGGGCCTCGCGCCCGACAACGCCGGCGAAAGCGAAATCGCCCAAATCCGGGAGGAGGGGATGATCGCCGCCGGCCTCCTGCCCGAGCGCCTGCGCCATCTCGCGCGTCTCCCGGTCTCGCCCGGAACCCGCGACCTCTACTACGCCATCGAGCGGCTCGATCCCGAAACGCGTGACGCCGTTCGGAAGGCAGTCGACGACGCCCTCCGGGCCAAGGGGATCACGCCGGAGGAGTAG